CGCTCGGCATCGTCGAGCAGAAGTCGCGCCGCCGGGTGCTGCGCGAGTTCAACCTCGGCAAGATTGATTGGCTCTCGAACTGCATGGTCTTGACCGAGGGCTTCGACGCTCCGCGCGCCAAGGTCGCTGTGATCGCCCGCGCCACACAGAGCGCCTCGCTCTACGTGCAGATGGTCGGCCGCGTGCTGCGCCCGTTCCCCGGTGCGATGCACGCCCTCGTTCTCGACGTCGTGGGCGCGACCGCGCAGCACGAGCTCGCCACGCTGGCCGTGCTCGGCGGCGACCGGCCGAAGGACGTCGAGGGCAAGACGCTGCTCGACCTCTACGGCACGCCGTGCGACTACTGCATGACGCCCGCCGACGAGTGCGAGTGGGAGACCGGCGAGGCGTGCTGCGAGGACTGCTCGCACCGCCCGGCCGAGACCGACCGCGACGAGCTCGTCGCGCCGACGCTGATCAAGGCTATTGACGCCGACCTGTTCGCCGGTTCCCGGCAGCAATGGTTGCAGACCTACGCGGGCTATTGGTTCCTGCCCGCGGGCGACCGCGTGATCGCCATCGCCCCCCGGCCCGGGGGCGAGCCTGTCCTCCCGGAGCATTCCGGCGATGGCGAGGATGAGTGCGCGGGCTGCTCGTGCCACCTCGGGTACGCCCCGTGCTCGCACTGTGAGGGGTGCTGGGAGGACCAGCCGGACGGTTACGACGTCATCTGGGCGTGGCAGGACCGGCGCGGGGGCGACTTCCTCGTGCGGGCCGTGCCCGACCTCGGCTACGCGATGGCGCAGGGCGAAGCCTCGATCACGGTCGAGGAAGAGGTGCTTGCGCGCAAGGCTGGCGCGTGGCGCAAGCGCAAGGCCACCGAGAAGCAGATCAGCTATTGCAGGTCTCTGGGGATCTTCAGGGACGAGATGACGTCGTGGCGGGCCGGGCAGGTCGCCGACGAGATCAGCCGCCGCAAGGCGAGCGCTCGCGTCGACAAGATGATCACGAAGAGGATCGAGGGCTGACGATGAGGATCTTCGGGCGCTACGACGTCCTCGGCCGCTGCACGCTGTGCCGCCGCCGCAGGCTCGCGCCGGTCAACCTCGGGCTCGACATCTGGGCGTGCGCCGCGTGCGTGGCCCTTGTGAACGCCGCCGCCAGCGCGCCGCGCGACCCCGAGTCGATCCCGTTCGTCGGCGGTCCGCTCGCCGGTGCCGTGATCAGCGAGTGGCGCGGCGAACCGTCGCCCGAGCTGTACCTCGTGCGGGGACACGATGACCTCGCGGCGTCGCTGCCGACCGACCGGCCGCCGTGCGGCATCCCGCGGGAAGAGCTCGGGTGGTACGCCTTCGACGACAGCTCGCTCGGCGCCTACCGGTGGCAGGGGTGGCTCGGTGGCGAGTAGGGGCCGCGGGCTGGCGCGGTTGCGCCAGGCGACGGCGTGCTCGCGCAAGGAACGCCACGAGACCGGGGACAATGCCCGCCGGAAGATGCGCAAGGTGATCGCCGAGGGGGACGCCGCGCCGGGCTCGCTCAACGTCTACGCCTGCCGGGTGTGCAGTGGCTACCACGTGGGGCACACCCCCTCGCACCGGCGCGCCGACCCCTGATCGGCGCGCGAAAAATCAAAGAAGATGGAGGTATGGAGATGAGCATTCCGACAGATGGCGATGCGCGTTCATTCGTTTTTTCCGTCCTGAGTGCGGTGACGGAGAACGAGCCGATAACGAATGAGGGACACATCGTCAAGAACGTAACCAAAGACGGGTGGATGATCGGTTTTGAATTGGAGGGAGTTGATGGTGTTCGCGTCTCCTTCTCGGTGAAGATTGATCAATCCTGATCGGCACCGGTGCTGCACCCCCTTGAGATCATGCTCAAGGGGGTGTAGCATTGTCCGCATCAAGCCGAAGAGGAGGGGCTAGAAATGAGGATCAAGGCTGCGGGTAGCTACCTGAAGCGAGGAAAGGCATGACCGATACCCCGAAGCGGTTCCCGTACGGCGGCGGCCCGGCCCGTCGCTACGTCAACCCGCGCAGCGCCGCCGCCGCAGGCTTCGAGGTCGCTGAGCTGCCGGGCAGCGACACCTACTTCGAGCCGCCCTTCGACCACGAGACCGACGGCGCTCCCTCGCTCGCTGCCGAGCCGGGCGTCGAGATCGAACTCGACTTCGACGCCGAGTTCGGCGCGACCGCGGTCGCCCTCGAAGCCGCTGCCGCCGGGCCGTCCGGCGCCGGGCACCTCGCGATCAACGAGTTCGACTACGTGGGGTGGGAGTGCGGCTGCAAGGCCACGGCCAAGACCGGCATCCCCCCGCGGCACTACCGGCAGCGCCTGCCGGGCGACGAGGTCTCGCGCCATGGCACCGACTATATGATCATGGTGTTGCCCGGCAAGGGCGAGATCAAGCAGGCGAAGGGCGAGACGCAGGCGGACGACGCGGGCGACGACGAGCCCGCCGAGGCGGTCGAGTGCTCGACGTGGCGGCCCGCGGTGCGCTCGTGGAAGCGGGCGGGCCGCGACTGGACGAAGGGCAAGCACGGCATCAAGCCGGACGCCCCCGCGGCCGAGCCCGAGCCGTCCGCACCGGCGCAGCACCCGGCCGGGCCGACGAGCGCCATCGAGCCCGCCCGGGTGGCCGACTTCCCGGCCCGCTGCACGGCGAAGAGCCTCGCGGGCTACGCCGAGACGATGCTCAAGGTCTCGGGCCGGATGGCCGACGACGGGCCGATCGTGCACCGCCTGCGGCTGGCCGGGGCGACCCCGGACGGCGCCCGATGGGTCGCCGAATGGACCGACGGCAAGTTCGCCTCGGCACGTTTCAATGGCAGCGAGGTCAACCTCGCCATGCTGCGCAAGGCGGTCAAGGCCGAAGGCGTCGCTGAGCAGATGACCTTGATCTGACCCAACGAGAGGGGCAGGACGATGGCGACCGGCCACGAGCGCGAGACCGCCCGGCTACGAGTGCTGGCCCTGCGCAGACGCGACCATGAGGACGGCGAGCTCAGCGGGCAGCAGGTCGAGCAACTCGGCCTCGTGCTGCCCGAGCTGCACTGCGGTAGCTGCACGAACCGGATCATCTCCCTTATCTGCTGGGACGCCGAGCGAGGCTGCCTGACGTGCATCCGGTGCGCGGCCACGCTGCATCGGCTCGACCCCGACGGCGATCGGTTCTACACGCTGTCGATCGAGGCGCGCGGGCAGATCCCCGGGATGGGCTACCTGCCGATCGGCGAGGCCCGCGAGATCCTGCTCAGGCTCGGGGCCCGCGAGCTGTAGCGATACACACGTCAACGTGCCCGGCTGGGCAGCGCGGGGTAGCCTGGTCGGGCTTCCTGACGCCCAGGGCAGCGTCGCGGTGGCTTGCCGGTCGTCACTCTCGGGGGAGCACGAGAACGGCCACTACCTCGTCGAGGTAGTGGCCGTTCTGCGTCCTGCGAGCGCCCGTGGGGGGCCGGGCGCTCAGCCGGACGTCTCGGGGGTCTCGGGCTGCTCTCGCGTGATGTTACCGACCGTGGTCTGCGAGACGCCGAGCACCTTCGCGATCCGGTACTTGGTCACCCGGTAGCGACCGTGCAGGCCGAGAACGTCCGCCCGGCGGGCCGTGAGCAGGACGTCGAGCTCGGCCTGCTTCCTATCGATCTTCCTCTGCGTGCTGAGCGCCCGGTCGAGCATGGCCTGCCCCTCGGCGTCGAGGCCGAGCTGTCGAACGAGCGCGTCCTGCGCCGATGCGGTCATTCCCTGCCTTCCCTTTCGTCGGTGTGCGGCACGACGCCGCACCTTCGAGGAACACGATAAACCGCACCCCCTTGAGTATGCAAGGGGGTGCGTGTACGGTGCTAGTAGAAGCTACTGACTCCAACCCCCCGGGGGAGAGAATGATCTCGACAGACCTGATCGGCTACGGCCTCGCGGCCGGGATGGGCTTCGCGTGCGGGCAGGCCCCGAACACGGCCCGGCTCTATTGGCGCTTCATCGCCGTTCCGATCGGCATCATCGGCTCCGCGGCTCTGCTCGTGCTGCACGACGAGTCCCTGTTCTCGCTCGCGGGCCGGCTCTTCGTGGCCGCCGTGGTCGGCGTCGTACTCGGCCTGATCGTGGACTTCGGTCCGTGGCGGCCCGGCCGTGGCGACGACAGCGACGAGACACCCGAGCCGCCCTACGACCCCGAGGATCACAAGCCCGAGGGCGAGCCCGTGATCGACGAGGTTCCCCCGGCGCACACCGAGCGCGCCGCTGCATCGGTCGACGACCTCGATCTGTGGGCCGACTTCGAGGCCGCCCCGCCCGCACCGGCCGAGCCGGTCCGCGCGCCCGTCGAGCAGCGTCGGGGGCGGCGGGACTGATGAAGGTGATCAAGGCCATGACCCGGCGCCTCGTGCAGGTGCCGGGTCTGGTCACGCTCGGGCACTACGCGGGCTGGCCCTGCGCGCTGCTGGCGCTCGCGATGCGGGTCGCCGCGGTGCTGTGGGGCTACGCCGCCTGCTATGCCGTCGGTGCCCTGCTGGCGCCCTTCCTGCTCGCTCTGCTGGCCCACGGCTCGGGCATCTGCCCGCGGGGCGCCTGCGGCGTCCTGATGAGCGCCACGCCGACCGACGAGGCCGCGCGCTACCGGTGGTGGCTGCACCACGTGCACCACCAACTCACGAGCAAGGTCACGTGGGCCCTGCTCGCCTCGTGGTTTGTGATCACCTTCGTGATCGTGAACCCCATCCTCTCCGCCGTCCCCGTGATCGCCCTGCTCTTCGTCGAGCTTCGGGCGATCCGGCTGCACTCGTGCCTGCGCCCTTGGTGCCCGTGGTGCAACGGGCGCGGCGGTCACGACGACGGTCCGGTCGAACCGGACCCGACCGGCGGGCTCTCCCGGCCGGTCCCACCGGAAAGGATCAAGGAATATGCACACCGATGACGAGGGTGTCGTTCACCCGCTCGTGCTCGCGCCTGAGGTCGAGTCGGCCGACGTCCACCATGCCTCGTGCGAGACCTGCGGGTCGAGGTGGGCCGGGCCCTTCAAGACCCCGGCGATGGCGGCCAAGGTCGCGCAGCTCGCGAACGCGAGCGCCTACTACGACCTGCCCGCCCGGGTGCGCCCGGCCGGGTCCGGTCTGTGTCACGGCCCGGACGGCCTGCCGGTCGGCACGCCCGGCGCCATGCTGGCCGAGAGCCCGGTGCCGCAGCACGTGCAACTCGGGCAGGCCGCGGGCGACATCGGCAAGACGCTGCTGTTCGTCGGCTACGGCGTCTTCGCCGTGACGCGGGTCGTCACCCTGTTCACGATCGGCGTCGTGCGGCTGGCGATCCGGCTCGGGATGTGGGGTGCGGTCGTGGTCGGCGCGTTCGCGCTCGCGGCCTACCTCGGGTTGCAGGCTGCCGACCCGTACGTGCCGGACGCCGCCACGCTGGCCTCAGTACTCATCAGTGCGACCGGCGTCCTCGTGGCGGTCGGCCTCGTCGTGCTGCTGGCCCAAGGGCTGCGCGGCAAGCTCGCCGAGCCGGTGCCCGCGCCGGTCGAGAACATCGCCCAAACGGACTACTCCACCCCCTTGACTACTGCCGGGGGTGCGAGTAGTGTTTCACCTGTCAGCAAGACCGAGGACAACTCAACAGCCCCACCTCTCGCCCGGCGCGAGGACCGGCCTAGCGGCCGAAACTGAGGACCGCCGGGTAGCCACCCCGAAGGGGGCCGCGGAAAGAGGGGAGTCGGGGCGACGCCCCCGGGCCGCCCGGCCCGGGGGCACTGCTCACCAGAGGGAGTACCGATGGCAGGCACCACCCGAGCCACGAGTAGGGCGGCCAAGACCGCAGGTCCGGGCGAGATCCTCGTTTCGATCAACGGCGAGCTCACCCCCTGCCGCGAGCGGCAGGCCGAGTTCGACGCCTTCCTGTCGCGGGCCGGACGCCCGTCGGCCGCCTGGTCGGCGAACACCACGGCCGGGGTGACGCTGGCCCGGACGCAGGGCGCCGAGGCGATCGAGCTGTGGGCGCACCCGGACGGCCAGAGCACCGGGCACGTGCTGCTCGTGCGCTTCACCCGCAAGACGAACGGCACGGTGCCGTTCGCCGAGGTCGTCGGGGCGGCCCGCCTGCCGGGCGCGCCGGTGGCCGAGGCGGCCGCCGTTGTCACCGAGCCGACCGGCGACGAGCCGGTCGAGTAGCACCCCCGAGAGAAGATGGAGAGGAAGCCAGTCATGCGAGTGATCCATCTGAGCCCCAACGAGGCGCTCGTCGTCCTCGACGCGGTGCACGACGCCACCGAGCGCGGGCTGTCCGTCCGCGTCGCGGACGACGAGGGTTCGTTCAAGGTCAAGATCGGCTACGGCGCCTGGTCGCCCCCGCTCGGCGTGGTCGAGGTGGACGACTGATGAAGCGCGAGGCGCGCACGCTCGCCGGGTCCGGGGTCGCTGTAGCAGCCCTCGGGATCGGCGCGCACGTATTCACGTGGGGCAACCCGGTCGCCGACAAGATCACGATGTGGGTGTTCATCGTTGGTGCCGTGCTCAGCATGATTGGCTACCTCGCCGGAGCGGGCGACAGCGAGGGGAGCGAGGGGTCATGAAGTGCGACGAGTGCGGCTTCGAACTGCCCGGCGACTGGCCGGTTCCGGCCGGGGACAAGGTGCTGCGCGTGCCGTGCCTGCGCCGGGCGATGGGCGGCGGTACGGACCGCGGCGGGGTGATGACCCCGTGAGCGGCCTCGGGGGCTCGATGGTGTGGCGGCACCTCGACGACACGGAATGCCTGCACGCGCTCGCGAAGGACGAGTGGGCGCCCGACGGCTACTACTGCGCGGTCACGCACTCCGACGTGCTGCTCGACGACGGCGGGCCGAACACCGGCCGGATCACGGTCGTGCTCAACAACGACGAGGGCCGGCTCACCCCCGACGAGCCGCTGCGCCCGGTGTTCCCGCAGACGTTGCCGCCCCCGAGCAGGTACCTCGACGGCCCGGCGGGGCGCAGGCGGCACCGGGCGGACACCCCGGACATGTCCCCGACGTGGCCGGAAGCGCTCGCCCACGTCGGGATGTGGGCGGTCTTCTCCGGGATCATCGTTGGCATCCTGTCCGGGGTTGTGTGGGGCGCGCTGTACCTGCTGAGCTAGGCCCGGCCCGCGCGCTCGGCCGGGGCGCGCGGTCCGCACTACACCCCCTTGCGCACATGCTCAAGGGGGTGTAGTGTTTTCTTTATGACGATTTCCAGAAACATCGCTCTTGCCGCCATCGCATTGGACGTCCAGCCGCTGCCGGACCTGTCCGGGGCCAAACTGTCCGGGGCCGACCTGTCCAGGGCCAACCTGTCCAGGGCCAACCTGTCCGAGGCCGACCTGTCCGGGGCCGACCTGTCCGGGGCCGACCTGTCCGGGGCCAACCTGTCCAGGGCCAACCTGTCCGGGGCCAACCTGTCCGAGGCCAACCTGTCCGGGGCCTATCTGTCCAGGGCCAACCTGTCCGAGGCCAACCTGTCCGAAGCCAACCTGTCCGGGGCCTATCCGTTCGGGGCCAACCTGTCCGAGGCCAACCTGTCCGGGGCCAACCTGTCCGAAGCCAACCTGTCCAGGGCCGACCTGTCCAGGGCCGACCTGTCCGGGGCCGACCTGTCCGGGGCCGACCTGTCCGGGGCCAACCTGTCCGAGGCCAACCTGTCCGGGGCCAACCTGTCCGGGGCCAACCTGTCCGGGGCCAACCTGTCCGAGGCCGACCTGTCCAGGGCCTATCTGTTCATCGGCGGGGTGAAGTTCGAGGTCAGACGCGCGTAGGGGCGCGCGGTCCGCACTACACCCCCTTGCGCATATGCTCAAGGGGGTGTAGTGTTTCTCAGGTAGGGCACCGTCCATCCGACGAAGGGCTCACCGATGGCAGAGACGCCGCAGCGAGCGCGCCACCCGCACGATGTGATCCGAAGCAAGGCGCTCGTGATCCTCATGGACAAGCAGGACCCGGCGCCGGACCCGGCCGGGTGGAGCATCTCCGACACGGGCACCGTGTGGACCGAGATCGTGGCGTTCCCCGGTACGGCGCGCGAGCGCCGCACGCAGGTGATCGCGCTCTCGCCAGGCTGTCTGCTGCTCGTCATTCCGTTGCTTTACGACCCCGAGTTCACGAGCACAGTCGAGGACTTCGCCACCCTTGCGGGTGCCGAGGCTCACTGGAAAGGATTTTCAAGTGTCTGACCGCGAAGAGTCGCGCATCGAGCGCGTGCCGGGGCAGGTGAGCGCGTTCGAGCACGCAACGCGCCGCGCGCTGGCCCGCCTGATCGAGGGCGGCACCACGGCCGAGGCGAGCCGCGAGTTCCTGTCGTGGCCGAGCCGGGCCGACAAGCAGTGGGGGGTCGCGCTCGCCGAGACCCTCGCCGAGGCGGTGCGTCGCTCATGAGCCCCGACCGTCCTACGGCCCCGAGGCTGCCCGCCACCGATGCGGGCACGACCGCGGGCAACCGCTACGAGGCGCCCGGCCCGGCCGACGTGCTGCGCCGCATTCCCGACCTGCTGATCGGCGACCTGATCGCCTTCGAGGGCCGGGTGCGCGAGGTGGCGCGAGTGCGGCTCAACCCGCAGAAGCCCGGCGAGGTGTGGCTCGGCCTGGTCGACGACCCGATCGACGAGACGAGCGGCCACCCGATCGTGCGCCGGTACGTCGCCGAGGCCCGGGTGCGGGTGCTGCGCTCGTCGTGGGAGGCCCCGCGGTTCGAGCTCGACCCGGACGCGCGGTAACGGCCATGACCGCCCGCTACCGCGAGACCTCAGCCTGCCCGCCGGGGCGCTGCTTCGAGTCCGAGGCCGTCGGCGCGACCGGCTACTCGTGCGCCGGTGAGTGCCTCGTCGCGCTCTCGATGGCGGGCCGGTTCATCGCCGACGTGCCCGCGCCCGAGCTGTTCGGCGAGGGCCTGCCCGCGGCCGTGGCCGACATCGAGCCGGACGACGGCAGCGACATCGAGACCGCGCCCGAGTCGTGGGCGCAGCTCACCTGCCCCGACTGGACGTCCTGACCGTTCGCCGATCGAACTACTGCACACCCTTGCGCATGACGTCAAGGGGGTGCAGTATTGAGGGGACACATCCGACCGAGGGAAAGCAAGGACATGACTACGATTCCGAACCGGCCGGTCGCGCCGGCTACGGGGGAGGCGACAGAGCAGCACCCCGACCTCGCGCGTCTGCGCGAGCTCGCGGGAGCGGTCGAGGCCACCGGCGCCGCTCTTGTCGCCACGCAGGCCGCGTACGAGTCCGCGCTGCGCGACAGCGGCTACGACGAGCCCGGCGACGACCCGCACGTCATCGCCACCCGCGAGGCGCGCGACGCCGTGCGGATGGCCCACGCGGCGGCAGGGGACCGGCTCGACGGCGTGCTGTCGGACGGCCCGACTCTGCTCACCCGCGAGACGACCGCGCTCTTGTCGAGGCGCTCGCTCGGCCGGTGGGCCGACACCCGGGCGGCAGACGAGCTCACGACCGCGGTCCGGCAGATCGTCGCCGCGCTGAGCATGGGCCGCGCGGTCCGCATCGAGGTGATCTGATCGTGCAGACCTTCCTACCGCTCCCGGACTTCGCCGAATCGGCCGCCGTGCTCGACCGGCAGCGTCTCGGCAAGCAGCGGGTCGAGGTGCTGCAACTGCTCGGGGCGCTCACCGGACAGCGCCCCGGGTGGGTCAATCACCCGGCCGCGAAGATGTGGCGCGGCCACGAGGTCGCGCTCGCGCAGTACGGGCTCGCCGTGGTCGCCGAGTGGACATCGCGCGGCTACCGCGACACCTGCGGGGCGAAGATCGAGGCGCTCGTCGTCGGCATCCCGGACCCTGGGGCGCCGCGGTGGCTCGGGGACGGGGCGTTCCACCTTTCGCACCGCTCGAACTTAGTCCGCAAGCTGCCCGAGCACTACGCCTCGCTGTGGCCAGGCGTGACCGGCGACCTGCCCTACGTCTGGCCGATCGCTTGAGCGGCACTAACTACACCCCCTTGAGCAACTGCCCAAGGGGGTGTAGTGTCATAAGAGACACGCCGACCAACCGGAGGGACCATGACCCGCACCATCGTGTCGCCGACCGAGCAGGCCGTGCAGGCGTACGAGACCGCCGTCGGCGCTCTTCGCCTCGTGGACGCCATCAACGGCGGCTCGGACGGCAACGGCACAGCAGTGAACGCCGACGCCCACGCGGCGGCCTCGATGGCGCTGCGCGCCTCGCTGGCAGCCTTCCTCGTGCTCACCTGCCCCGGCGGCGAGCAGGCGTATTACGCGGCGGCAGCGACCGAGATCTACGAGGAAATGTTCACGCAGGGCCGCGGGGTGGCCGAGTCCCTCGGCGTCTTCCTGTCGCTCGGCTGGCAGCACACTGACGGCGCCCGGCCCGGCCACGAGCCATACACCGAGAGCTGCTCGGCGACGGGCGGCTCGTATCTGGCCCGGGGCGCCTGCTCGTGCGGTCACTACGGGCCGGACCGGCTCGCCCCGTCCCGTAGTGACCGCGCGACGCAAGAGGCGCGCACGCGGGCGCAGGCCGACGCGCTCGGCCATGCCTCGTGGCCGGTCATCGAGCCGATCATGCCCGTGCCCACCGGTTGAAAAGAATCTTGCCGTACCCCTTGACGCCATACTCAAGGGGGTGCAGTATAGAGGTACAGAGAACGGGACGGGGAGGACCCCGAGAGCCCCCCGCCCGTTCTCCCCCAAGCTCCACCGGTGGTCGGCTGAAACCGACCCCGGGCCGCGAAAAGAGGACCACGGCCGATACTCGCTGGCAGGTGATGCCGGGCGTGAGGCGCGTCATCCTCGAAGTAGTCGGCCCGGACGCGCCGCAACCGGCCACCGGTGGGAGCGGCACTACGGTAGGGGCTCGTGCAGTGGGAGTGCACGAGCGAGGAAGCAAACCGGCGCCCGAACTCGGCCTCGGCCGAAAGCCGGTGCCCTGCCGTAGCAACAGCACCCGGTGCCGCGCCGGGTGCCCGACGGAAAGAGATCACTACATGATCAAGCACTTCCGGGCCCGAACTCGCGCGCTCGCCGCGCTGGCCGGGCTCTTCGCCTTGCTCGGGGCACTGAGCCTCGTCCCGAGCGCGCAGGCCGCGAGCAACGCGGGCGCCTGCACCAACCACTGCTGGACGCAGACGAACGCCTCGGTCTTCAGCCCCGAGGCAACCCGGATCAACAGCACGATGGACTACCAGTGTGACTCGATGGGCGCGGTCACCGGATTGGGGTGGACCGGCGCCGAGCCGATGTGGGCGAACGCCCACGACGGCGGCACTGTCGAGACCGGCATTATCAACTTCGCCGGTGACAACGGCAACCCGGTGTTCTACTGGGTCCGCTACGGCGGCAGCTACGGCACCGGCGTGCAGATCTACTCGACGCACATCCGGGCTTACCCAGCCACGCACTACCCGATGCGCACGCAGTGGAACTCGGGCAATAGCACGTGGACGATCTACGACAACGGCACGCTCACGGGCACGCTGTCGAGTCCTACGGGACCGATCCACCAGGCGGCGGCCGGTGCCGAGGCCGTCGGCAACGGCTCGACCTTCGGCAAACTCAAGGTCGACACCTACGGGCTGCAGCGGGTGCAGAACGCGGTCACCTACGCGGGCTGGCCGGGCGCTGCGGCGAACACGTTCTACAACGGACCGCCCTTCAACGCGCCCCTGATCTCGACCAACAACGAGATCGCGACCAGCCTCATCGGTTCCTGCTGAAAGGGATGCCACTGATGAACATCAAGACGAAGATTTTCGGCACCCTCGTGGCCGTGGCCCTGCTCGGCGGCGGTACGGCCGCCGCGCTCTCGGCGCAAGCGGCGGCGCCTGCTGCCGCGCCCTCGGTGGCCGCGCTGGCCGCCGCGGGCGGGGTGACCAGCCACGACATCGAGCTCGTGCAGCGCGAGGCGTCCTACTCGCTCGCACAGGGTGGCCGGGCCGACGTGGTGCGCGCCCCTGGCGAGGCCGTCAAGGCGCTCGTGCTGGCCCCCGGGGAGGACCCCGGGGACGGCGGCAAGGCGTTCGGCAAGACCGTGCTCGTCGCCCGCGTGGACGGCGGCGTCGACGCCTCGCTCGCCGTCCCGCACCGGATGGACGAGAAGCTGCCCGCGGTCGACACGATGATCGTCGTGATGGACCCGGACGACGGGCACATGATCACGACCGTCTACCTCGCTGCCAGCGACACCCGCGGCAAGGCGCGCTTCGCGCTCGCCGAGCTCGGCGCCTCGCCGGTCTCGGTCGACATCCCGGCGAAGGGCAAGATCCTGATCAAGATGTGACGAGGCTGTTCGATTCCGGCTACGGCCCGACCCGTGCACCACGGGTCGGGCCGTTCTGGCGTCCGGGATTGCGCATCTACTCAAGGGGGTGTAGTATCGAGCCATGACGACGTACGGACAGGCATGGCGGCAGATCCAGGAACTTTCGATGATCGTATTCGAGTGCGAGGTCTGCGAAGAGATCTTCAAGGCCGAGCCTGAGCGCTCGATCTGCGGCGTCGTCCTGACCGCCTGCACGCCGTGCGTGCAGGACCACCTCGGGTGCTGCGCGGACTGCACCGCCCAAGAGCGCGACGCGCTCGACGACTGACCACCGGGAGAGATCATGGAAATCCGAGTCACGCGCGAGACCGTTCGCTCGGTCCGCCTCGAAGAGCGTCACGTCCGGGTCGGCGGCGAGGTAGCCGTGCGCGTCCGTCAGCCGTGGGGCGACGCGCAGTTCATGCCCGACCTGCTCGTCGAGACCGGCGTCGAGGGCGATGTCGTCGGCACCGGCGCCCGCCGCTACTCAATCACGCTCAAGGGCCGGGTGCTGACCGGCAAGGGCGCCCTGCACGCCACCCGGCGCGCCGAGCGCACGTGGACCGGCGAGACCGCACTCAAGGCGTTCCGGGGCGAGCAGCACGAGGGCCGCGAGCTGCGCGAGCCCGAGTTTCCGGCAGCGCTCGCCCACCTGCTCGCCGGTCCGGCCGCGCTCTCGCTGGCGCTGGCCGAGGTCGAGCGGCTCGGGGCGCGGGCATGACCGCCGAGCGCATCGACGGCCCGCCGACGATCACCCTCGACGCGGCGCAAGAGGTGGTGATCGCTGCCCTCGAAGGGCGGCTCACCACCGGCCGGGTCGGCTTCGGGTGGACCACGGTCGAGAACGTCGAGGACGCCGGGGCGGTTCGGCACGAGCGGTGCGTCGCCTTCGACCCCGTGCTGCCGGACGGCACCCGCAAGACCTTCATCGCGACGATCGAGGAATGGGGAACATGACTGATCACGACATGACGCCCGTCGAGGTGGCGGCGTCCACCCTGGCGGGCAATGTGCCCGGCACGATGGCCGAGTGGAAGGCCGTCCTGCTCGCGGCTCTCGCGCTCGGCTATGAGCTCGGTGATCTGGTCGCCGCGGCGAAGGGCCAGCGTAACCCGGCCGCCTTCGGCGAGGCCCTCGGCGTGGCGGCCAAGGTCTCCGCGGCCCGGGGGCGGACCGACGTCCCCCGGCACCGGCGGCTCGTCGTTCACTCGTGGCCCTCGGGCCACGGCCCGCGGCGCCCCGAGGACGACCGGTGAGCGCCCGCAAGCCGGTGCCCGCGGTCGCGGCGGCCCCTGAGCGCGGCGCAGGGGCCATCCGCGTGGACTTCGCTGCGGCGCTCGGACAGACCGGGGCCTACCGGCGCCGATGACCCGTTCGGACTACTGCACCTCCTTGCGCATCGTGCTCAAGGGGGTGTAGTGTTTCTCTTGTCAGGCACCGCAGGGCACTAACACCGGGAATGATCATGAAAATCATCGTGCCATCGAAACACTTCACCAACCTGCTCCTAGCGCTCCTGCCGCTGGCGTCCAAGGACTCGAAGAACCCGGTCCTGTGCTGGATCAAGCTGGACCTGTGGTGCGGATCGCTGTACGCGACCGCAACCGACCGGCATGTCGCGGGCATCGGCCGAATCGACGTGTCGGGAGACGGCGAGACCGACGGCTGGACGGGCCTGATCGACTCCGACGACGTGAAGCCCCTGGTCGCTCAGGCGAAAAAGTTCAAGGGACTGGTCGAGGTCGAAGCGAACGAGACCGCACTGACGGTTGGAGGCTATTCCGCAGCTCTGCGCGAAGGGGGCTATCCGAAGGTCGGCGCGATCATCTCGAAGGCGCTGGAGACCGACATGGACCTGAAGACCCCGATCGGGCTGAACCCTACGCTGGTGGGCAAGTTCGCCGCAGCGAGCAAGCTGCTCTGTGACGGCATGCCGGCGGAATTCTGGGCCGGTGGCCCCCGGAGTCTCCTTGTCATGACTTGCGGCCCCGACTTCGTCGGAGCAATCATGCCGACCAGGACCGCGCTAACGGATGATACCCGGCGCGGACAAGCCGGTAACGGCCTGGAATCGTTCCTCCAGACCACCTGAACGATGACCCGTTCGGACTATTACACCCCCTTGCGCATCGTGCTCAAGGGGGTATAGCGTTTCTCTTGTCAGGCACCGCAGGGCACCAACACCGGGAGTGATCACGATGCGATTCGACAGCCCCTCGAACTTCGGCCCCGCCCACTTCGCCCCGACCGGCACGACCGCCGAGCTCGACTTCGGCGACATTGACGCCGTGGCTCAGCCGCAGCCCACCGAGGGTCAGATGAAGTTCGTCGCCGACCTCCGCGCCGCCTGGCAGGAGGCCGAGGACGAGATCGCCCGGCTCACCGGCCGCGAGGCCCGGCGCCCGGCGTGGCAGGACCCTGCCAGCCGCGAAGAGGCGTTCGCGATGATCGACAACGGCAAGGACGCCCGCGACGCCATTCGCGCCGAGCTGCGCGACGCTCGCCGCGCGCACCGCACTCACCGAGGACCGGCCCGCCGTGGCCGGTAGGCGCCCGAGCCGGGCGGACGTCGAGGCGTTCTACGCCGACTACCCGGTCGAGTACGCGGCCTGCCGGACCTTCGGCCACGGCCCCGAGCGGCCCTACGCCGTCGAGCGGCCCAACGGCCCGAACGGCATCGTCGAAGTGACCCGCATCTGCCGCTGTGGCCGCCTGGTCACCCGCACCTACACCGCGGCCGGACGGCGGGCCACAGCGGCGACGAGGGTCGCGGCGCCGAACAAGCCGCGCTACTACGCCCTGCCCGGCATGGGCCGAGTCAACGCTGCCCGGATCGCTCAGCGGGCGATCGAGGCCGACGAGGAAGCTGTCGAGCGCAAGGCAGCGCGCAGGCGGGCGAGAGCGTCCAAGGACTGAGCTCCCGGGGCATGCTGGGAGCACCACCCACCGAGGAACGAGGACACGATGAGCACCACGCAGCAGATCCCCCGTCCGGACCGGACACGCGAGCTCGGCGCCGTCCGGCCGGACGTCCGGACGCCCTACCGTCCGCCCTACCGGCCGGCCTACCGTCCGGCCTACCGTCCGGCCTACCGTCCGGACGCCCCGCCCGTCCGGACGGTAGGCCGGACGGACGGACGGACGCTCACGGTTGGACGGGCGTCCGGCGTCCTGCTGCTGGCCGCCGTGCTCGGCGGCCTGACCGGCGGCGTCTACGCGCTCGTCACGGCCAGCCCGCTGCCGGTCGGAACCGTGGTCGGCGGCAAGACGCCCGGCCCGCCTCCGGCGACGTCCGCCCCGCCGCAGACGACCAAGCGGGCGGTCACCCCGAAGCCGTCCGGCTACGTCCGGACGGTCGCGGCCTCGCCGCGGGCGGCCTCGGCCGCGAGCCCATCCCCGCGGGCGTCCGGACGCGCCCCCGAGCCCTCGCCATCGCCGTCCGGGGTGGTCACGCCCACCCCGCCGCCTCCGTCACCTGACGGCGTCGTGGACCCCTCCCCGCCATCGCCCCCGGCCGACGTGTTGCAGACGTGCCCGAACAGCACGGTCCGGGTGAAGGACCCAAAGGACTGCCCGGTGTTGATCGACCCGAACGAGGGCGTTGGTCCGCCTCCCTCGGCGCCCTGAGTCCCGGTGGACACAGAACGGGCCCCCGCGAGTCTGCGGGGGCCCGTTCTGTGTCCACCGGGAGGACGTCTACCAGCATGCCCTACGCGAGCTGCGCGAGCAGGTACAGCTCGCCCGTGAGCGCGACCGCGAGCACGACCGTGAACGCCGACTCGGCGAGCGAGTGCGTCCGCCTACTGCCCGCCGCCCGCTCGATCGCCGACCGCTTGGCTGAGACCCGAAGGCCGAGCCCGAGGCGCTTGCAGCCGCGCCACGGCCACAGCGGGATGCCCTTCGGGATCGACCGGCCGCCCTTGCCGAACAGGAAGTCGAACGGGAACAGGTGCGACAGCCACCCGAGGGCCGGGCCGTAGCAGGGCCACGGCAGGCCGAGGAACGCAACCAGCACGAGGACGGCCACCGGCCACCCCCACCAGTGCACGGCACCCCGATGCCCGAACGCACGCTTGAGCCGCCCGCGGTTGTCGGCGTCCGGCGAGAACCGGCCCGCCGAGAACGGCACGGCCAGCAGCGCGGCGGCGGCCACCTCGGCGACCGACAGCGGCGCCCACCCGGCTCGCGGCGCGAGCTCGATCTGCACGAGGCCGACGCCGACGACCACGACCGCCGCGCCGATCCTGTGACCCGGGCCCATCATTTTGATCTCTCCTCCACGGGATCGGACATTCCTCCCCTAACGTACTGCACCCCCTTGACCAATGTCAAGGGGGTGCAGTGTTAGCCGTTTCAGAAGATGATGTCGCCCCGCCTCGTCTCGCCAGTCTCGAACCGCTCGGCGTGCGGCCACGTGGTGTACTGCACGCGGCCCTCGCGCTTGCGCACCGAGAGGTTCTCGCAGTGGTTGCCGATCATGGCGTCGCACTTCGGGCAATCGCGCATCTCGACTTCGGCCTTGATCTGCCCGGCGCTCTTCTCGGCGACCTCGACCTCGCCGAGCGGGTCCTGCGCGGGCTCCCACTCGGTCATCGTGACCGTGGCCTCGACCACCGAGTGTGGGCCGCAGCGCGACGAGGTGGCGTCCTTGCGGTCGGCTTCCATGAGCGCGAGGTCGAGGCGCGAGCGACGGGCGAGCGCGTGCCGCTCGACCCGCCCGTCGCTGCACCGGATGGCGTAGACCTTGAAGGTGCCCGGGGACACCATCAAGGCTGCACCGTGGAGATCTTGATTCCGGCCTCGGCAGCGTTCTTGGCCGCTCGCAGGTAGTGACTAGCGCAGAACCGGTACCGAGCATCGGGGTGAAGCTCGTCCCAGCATTCATAGACGGCATCTTCGGAACATCCGCGCCCTTGGCACATTCTGATCACTCATTCTTGATGTTGACGGCTTGATCCGTTTCGGTTCCTGACACGAGAAACACTACACCCTCTTGAGCATATGCGCAAGGGGGTGTAGTACGTCGCCGCCGATCATCGGCGGCTCGCCCGCTTCCGGGCCGCCTCGGAGTTGGTGCCGAGCAGCGCGGCCAAGGTCGGCCAGTCGTTCGGCCGACCGGCCCGCTCCCACGCGGCCCACGCCTCGGCCTCGGGCACGCCGGGCTCGGGGGCGTCCTCCCATGCCGTCCGTCCGGACACCGGACGCTCGGCGAGCGCCGTCCGGACAGCCGCCCGGTCGGACCCGTTGACCGTCCGGACGTCCGGGCGTCCGGGCGGACGCGCGTCCGGCAGGGCGCGGGCGGACGCGCGTCCGTCCGGCATGGGGGTGAGGGCGGACGCCTCGAACCGGACGGGGGCGGACGGCTCGAACCGGACGGGCCCGGCGTCCGGCGTCCGGGCGAGCACCCCGGACGCGACCTGATCGAGGGCGGACGGGAGGATGGCGGACGGGTCCGCCCGGTGGGCGGACACGAGGGCGGCCACGGCCGCGGGCGGCAGGGCGCCCGTCCGGGTGAGGGTAGAGAGCGTCCGGCGGGTGGCCGAGTGCTCGCGTCCGGGCAGAACGATCCGGACAAGCAGCATCGCGGCCCGCCGCTGGCCGGTCTCGGCCCGCGCGAGCGCCTGCGTTCCCTCGACCCGGCGGGCCAGCGTGAGCCACGTACGGGCCGACTCGACCGGCGCCGTGATCCACAGTCTGAGCGGGATGCGGTCCGGCCGCTCCTCGCGCCGCACCTCGCCGAGCGTGCCGAGCAGCTCGCGCACGCACAGCTCGATCACGATCGACAGGCTTAGCGGCGCCACGACGTGCCACGCCCAATCGCTCGGCCGCTCGGCCGCCGCAGCGTTCATCAGCACCGACGCAGCAATGGCCGCGTGCGCCGTGATGCGCCACCCGGCGACCGGGATACGACGGCGCACCCCGATCAGGTAGCGCCACGAGGCGGCCACGATGAGCAGGTCGATCACAGCGGGCAGCGTGGCCGCTGCGAGGGAGACCTCATGCCCCATGACCTGCACGGACCCAAGGTGAGTGCCCCGGGTGTGGCTCTCGGCCGCCGCGTACATGGCGCCCCACGAGTTGACGAGCCCGGCCGCGCCGATGCCCACGAGCAGCAGGCCCGACAGCACCCGGCTGAGCCAATACGAGCGCTCGGTGTCGGCGTGCTCGGTGTTACCTGATCCCCTGCGGAACCTCATGATCGTAACTCTCCGTGTAGATCGTCCAACCGCGTTGGACGATGCGCGAGTAAGGGCGCATGACCTTGCCTTATAGGGGTCTGAAACCGTCCAATCATGATCCACTTGGACGATCTTCCGGACGATCCTTGGACGATCGTTGGACGATTCGATCACACAGAGTGAATCGTCCAACAGGCTACCTCAACGCTACACCCCCTTGAGCACAGACTCAAGGGGGTGTAGCGAAACCGGGTGCACTACGCCCGGCGCGAGGCCCCACCGGCGCCGCGGTGGCGAGCGCCGAGCCGGTAGATATCGGCACCGTTCGGGCCGACGCCCCGCAGGCGTTCGAGGTGGCCCTGATTCGTCAGGACCCGCAGGTAGGCCGAGACCGAGCTGCGCCCGTCCGTGGCCTCGGCGATCGAGAGCGCGTCCTGCGCCTCGCCCCGGGTGAAGCCGGTCATGCCCCGGGCGTTCGCCAGCGCGGCGAGGCACGCGAGCACGGGCTCGGGCACCTTGACCGTCTGGTCCTCGCGCCACGTGCGCGAGCGCCAGGCGTCCACGAGCGCCGCGCGCTCGGCAGGGGTTCGGCTGGCCTCGCGTGCTGCTGCCCACGCGGTCACGTCCTGCATCCGGTCGAGCGCGACCGACATCGAGTCGAGGGTGTCCATCCCCTCGGTCCGGCCGCCGTCCGGGCCGTCGTCCGCCTCGTCGTCGAGCTCCCCGGACGCCGAGGCGTCTGCCAGCATGGCCGCCGCCATCGCCTCGGCGTCCGGGTCGGACGCCTCGACCCACGGCGGGGCGTCCGGGTCGATCGCCCGGACGTTGCCCGCCGAGCCGGACGCGGCGAGCGCGGCCTCGACCGCCTCGTCGTCCTCGGCCCCCGGGCCGGACGCCCGGACGCCGGTCGTCCGGACGTCCTGAGCGTGGGCGGCGTCCGGACGCTTGCGCTGTCCGGCCACCCGTGGGCCGGACGTCCGGGCCGGACGCTCGGCCGGACGGACGTCCGGGGTCGCGTCCGGCGTCCGGGGGTCCGGGTGGGCCACCGGTGCAGCCGGACGCGCCTTCGCGGCCGGGCGGTCGCCGAGCCGGGGCACGATGTCGCCCGGGGTCGCCGGGGGCAGCGTCTCTGCCTCGTCGTCGAAGGCGAGGTCGTCCGGCACGTCCGGCCCGTCCACGCCATCGGCGGGCGGCTCGCTCACGAGCGGGTCGGCAGTGAGCGGCACGCCGCCCGAGCCGGTAGCGGGCTGCGAGGTGGCCGCCTGCTCGGTGGCAGAGGCTCCCGCGACCCTTGCCGCCGAACCGACGATCATCGACTCGTTGCCCGGCAGCACGCGCGACGTGCTGATCTTGCGAATGGTCATCACGTCGTGCAGCTCGTACGTCCGGCCCGCCGACCACTCGTCGTTGAGGGTGATCAATACGGTGCCCTTGGCGCCGTCGCCGTACTTGCTCATGTCCGGCATCCCGCGGTCGCGCCAATCCGGGATGATGTTCGTCTGCTCGATGGCCCGCCGCACTGGCAGCACGGCGATACCGAAGGCGTTCGCCTTGACGTCGCCCGAGCCGAGGTGCTCCAGCACGGCGCGCTGCGAGGCAATGATCAGGATCACGAGCTCGGACGCGCCAGCCTTGAGGATGCCGTTCACGAGCTCGATCGCCCGGCGCCCCTCGGGCGTGCGCTTGGTCATCAGGAACGACGCCTCGTCGATGATGACCAGCTCGACCGGCTCTTCGGCCGTCGGGATGTGCTTGCTGCGGCCACGCTGCCCGTTGAGCTCGGACCGCTCGGCGATGAGATCGTTCGCTCGCTGCAACGCTGCGAGCGCGCCGTGCACGCTCTTCGGGCCGCCGAACACCCGGTGCACGGCGGGTGCCCAGTTCGCGGCGTCCTTCATGCCCTTGAGGATGTCGATCATCGTGATGCGCACGAGCGGCCGGTTCTGCGCGTCCCGTGCCCGGGTGAGGTGCTCGACGATGTTGTTGATTAGGTTCGTTTTGCCGCCGCGGGTACCGGCGATGAGTACCCAATGCACGCCGCCGTCGTTGTTGACGATCTCGATGCTCAACGGCTTCTCGGTCTCGGGGTCCTTGCCGATCTTGAACGATCCGATCGGCGGCACCCGCGTGAGCGGGAAGTCGGGCGCAAGCGGATGTGCGACGGGCTTCGACCACGGGTTGGTGAGCCACGTCGAGATCTCGATGTGGCCGGCGTGCGTCGCCGACGCCTGCACGCGGACCTTGCCGGGGGCGAGCCCCTCGGCGGCGGCCACCTTCTCGGCGAGCTCGCCGCTGCGGGCGATGGCCGAGGCGGTCTGCCCGGTCGCGCGGACGTCGACCGTCCGCTTGTTGCCGACCGCGGTCTTCGCGGTGCCGACGATGGCGGCACCGGCGATGCCGACTTGCCGGGCGACAGGGCCGAAATCGCGCTGCGCCCGCTCCCAAGCGATCTTTGCGCCGATGAAGTTCGCGACGTAGAGCCACGCCCACGCGAGGCAGCCGAAGAGCCAATACACGATCATCATCGTCTGATTGATCACGTCCATGTCGAGCCGGTGCATCACATGCCAGAGCAGGACCCACCCGGTGCCGACGACGGGCAGGGCACCGGTCCGGATCGCCCACTGACGGGCGATCCGGTCGTTTGGTGTGATGTGCCGCTGCGTCGCGTAGGTGATGATTGTCAGTCCGGCACCGATGGAGATGATCAGCGCCGGGTTGCCCCAGAACGCGAGGGGCACGCCGAGCAGCGCAAGCAGGATGAGAAAGATCGGCGTAAGCCGGGTCGCGGCCCGCTTCCCGATCCACTGAGCCGCGCTGATCACGGCCACTGTCTTGAGGCCCACCGGGCGCGACCTGATCAGGCCGCGCCCGTGCCCCCGTCCACCTCCCCCGTGGGGGTCGTAGGGGTCGACTTCGCCCTTCATCAGGCCGTCTCCCCCCAGTAACTGGAGTTCGGGTCCATCCCGGGGATGTGCCCGCCCGTGGCCTGCGCGGTCTCGCGGACGCCCTCGTAGGTCGAGGCGTAGTCCTGCGCGTGGTTGGTCATGCCGACGGCCGCCTCGCTCAGGTGCTCGGCAGCCTCGTCGAGACCGGCCATCACCGAGGGGTGCATGTTGACCTCGGCTTCGAGCATCTCGCGGTGTTCGCGCAGCTTGTCGCCGATGTCGGAGAGTTCCTGCGCGAATTGATCGGCCCACGCGCTGTGCTGCGCGTCGGTCTCGGGCGCCTGCCCGAGGGCGTCCGCGCCGCCGCCGTAGCCGCCGCCGCTCGTGGGCTGGGACATGGGGTTTCCTCCACTGCTCGTTGTCGTCGGCCCGGCGGGTGCCGGGCTCGGGCTCGGGCTCGGGCTCGGGGTCGGGGTCGGGATGTCCCCGCCGCAGACGACCGAGACCGTGGTCGCCCCGGTGCCGGTGGTCGTCTTCGGCGGTGCGGGGGCCGGTGCGGGCGCCGTACCCTGCGGCTTGGTGCCTCCGGGTGCCGGACGGCCAGCGGCAGGAGAAGGACGGCGCCCAGATGGTGCCGTGGGCCGCGCCGGGAGCGGGCGGGACGCAGGCTGTCCGCCCCGCCCGCTCCCGGCATTACCCGAGCCGCCCAGTGGCAGCCCGGCGCCGGTCATGTACGTGCCACCCGGCAGCCACGAGCGGCGAGGCTTCGTACCCTTCGGGTAGATCGTCATCCCGGGGCCGACTTTGATCGGCTTGTTCCCCTGCGGCGAGCCGCCGCGACCGCCCGGGCGGCCGCGACCTCGGCCACGGCCGCCCGTCCACGAGCCGCGCAGGGGGATCTCGCTCTTGCCCTTGCGTCGCCGGTAGACGTTGACCGCCCGGATGACCGAGCGCCCTGCGGCCCCACCGAGGCGATGCCGCAGGTTGTCCGTGTGCGTGTGGTACGCGACGCCGCGCCAGAAGCCCCCGCGCCGTGACGAGCGGCGCCGGGTGGTCCGGCGCCGCGTGCCGTAGGCATACCCGCCTCGGCTACCTCTTCCTCGGGTCGACATGGCTCACCCCCCGAGCGTCCAGAGCCAATCCCACAGCGCGCGGCCGACGGGCGAGCCTCCCAGCAGGGTGAAAAACACCCCACAGAAGATCAGCTCGATTGCCCACAACCGACGTGCTGCGATCATGGCGATGATGCCTACGAGAGCGCCGCCCATGAGCAGCGCTACGACGGCCACGTTCGCGTGGCCCGATCCGCTGGCCGCCGCCGCTGCGGTTGCCTGCCCTACCATGTGCAGCATCTGCACTCCTCCACAGGTGTGCGTAGAACCTAGTAGACCTACGATACTACATGCCCTTGCGTACGTCGATGGGTGGCGTGTTCCGCGAGGCCCGGACCGGCGAGGTGGTGGCGAGATGAAGTGCGACGGATGCGACGGCCTCGGCGAGGTGCCCGACCCCGAGGTCGGTACGTCTGCGGCCAGGCGGCCACGCGGTTACCTCGAACGTGGCTGGCGCAAGCAGTGGTTGCTCGGCAAGCTCGCGCGGTCCGAGGGCACGCACCGCGACCTCGCGCAGGCGCTCGGCGTCGTCCCGTCCGCCGTGGGCATGTTCGCCCGGCGGCACGAGGCCGAGGTCGACGCGATGCGCGAGGCGCTCGCACAGCAGCTCACCGGGCTGTGGATCGCCGACAAGCTCTCGCGGCTGGCCGAGATGCAAACCGACGTCGAGGACATCAACAACATCATCGCCGACAAGATCGAGGCGGCCACGCCCGCGCCGGTCAACCCGCTCGAACCGGGCGACGAGCGCGCCGACAAGCCGAGCGCGACCGAGGATCTTCCCGTGTGGCTGCGCACCAAGCTCTCGATCCTGCGGGGCGCGGCCGAAGAGCTCGGGCAGATCCCGAACAAGGTCACGATGCAGGTCGGCGGAAGCATCGTCACGTACAAGCTTTCGGGGGCTGACCTCGATCAGATCTGACCGAGGACGATCAAGCCGTGGAGGGCTGATCATGAACATGGACAACATCAACTCGACCGGTCGCGTCGAGCTCTGCTGGCCGATCACTGGTCAGGCTCCCGCGACGGCGTTCGGCGCCCCGCCCGGCGGCATGCCCACGCTCGGCGAGGTCGAGGCGCTCTTCGTCGCGTGGGTCCGCGAGGCCCGGCGCCGCGGGTGCCCGGACTCGGCGGCCGTGTGGACGCCGAATGCCTGCGCCGACACGCCCTCGCTCGTGGCCGTGTGGGACGCCGGGCCGCCGAAGGTGACCGCTACCGAACGAACCGCGCTCGCCGAGCGCGGGCCCGAGGCCGACCTGCCGTGACCCTGCCCACGGCTGGCCTCCCGGTCGGCGTGACGGGCGAGGCGAAGGCGCTCACGCACCACTACGCGCCGCGCGGCAGCGCGGTCGAGGTGCTGCAGAGCCGCGGCGCCGAAGTAGTCCTCAGCGGCCCGGCCGGTACGGGCAAGAGCCGAGCGTGTCTCGAAAAGCTGCTACTGCAAGCACTCAAGTACCCGGGCATGCGTGGGCTGATCCTGCGCAAGACACAGGTCTCGCTCGGCTCCTCGGCCCTCAAGACGTGGCGGCGCGACGTGGCGGGCGAGGCGCTGCTCAACCGCACACTGTGGTTCTACGGCGGCAGCGCCGAGGAACCGGCGCAGTACCGGTTCGCCAACGGCTCGACGATCCTCGTCGGCGGCATGGACAAGCCGACAAAGATCATGTCGACCGAGTATGACGTGATCTACGCGCAAGAGGCGACCGAGCTCACGGTCACGGATTGGGAGTACGCCCTCACCCGGTTGCGCAACCACCGGATGCCGTATCAGCAGATCATCGCCGACTGCAACCCGGACGCCCCGACCCATTGGCTCAAGGCCCGGTGCGACACCGGCGCGGCGAAGATGATCTACTGCCGCCACGAAGACAACCCGGTGCTCTTCGACGAGCTACCCGGGGCGGACGGCGCGCCCCGGTTCAAGTTGACCGCGCTTGGCCGCGAGTACATGGCGAAGCTCGACTCGCTCACCGGCGTGCGCTACCTGCGCCTGCGCAGGGGCTTGTGGTGCGCGGCCGAGGGCGTGATCTTCGACGAGTTCTCGCCCGAGGTGCACGTGATCGACGAGATGCCCGCCGGGTGGGAGTTGTGGGCGCGTTACTGGTCGGTCGACTTCGGCTTCACCAATCCGTTCGTGTGCCAGATGTGGGCGCAGGACCCCGACGGGCGGCTCTACCTCTACCGCGAGTTCTACATGACACAGCGCACGGTCGATCAGCACGCCCGCGACATCCTCAAGGTGATCACGACGACCGACCGCTACGGCCGGGTCGAATGGATCGAACCTCAGCCTTACGTAATCGTTGCTGATCATGACGCCGAGAATCGACAGCGATTCGAGAATGAGATCGGACTCGGGACGCAGAACGCCGACAAGAACGTTAAGGACGGAATCGAAACTACGCAGGTCCGGTTCCGCATCGCCAAGGACGGCAAGCCCCGGGTGTTCTTCCTGCGGCACGCGCTCGTCGAGCGCGACTCCAATCTCGAAGAAGCGCGCAAACCTTGCTCGACCCTCGAAGAGCTGCCGGGCTACGTGTGGGCCCCGAGCCAAGACGGGAAGCCGGTCAAGGACGAGCCGCTCAAGCTCAACGATCACGGGATGGACGCGATGCGGTACCTGATGAAGGATCAGGACCCGCTTGCCCGCCCGGGGATAAGGATCATGTGATGGACCGATTCGAGAAGATCATGCGAGTGGTGATCGTCCTCGCCGTGGTGCTCGCGGCGATGGCGGCACTCACGGCCATCACGGGGGGTGGGCGATGAGGCGGCACTCGCTGCGCGAGGCCCGCCGGTGGTACGCGAACCGGACGGCGAGGGCGTTCACCTACGCGGACCGCTTCGCCGTGCTGCGCGAGCGCAACCGCCCGGCGCCGCCGCCGTTCGAGCTGATGCCCGGCGAGCTGCGCGCGTTCCGCAGGGCCCGACGGACGCGCCGAACGCGCCGAGCCGTGATGCTGCTGCTCGACGCGCTCGGCCTCGCTCTGGTCATCGTCTCGGCGTGGGTGGCGAGCCGTGCCCTAGGCTTCCTGACGGCGGGCGTAATCGCGCTGTGCGTGGCGGTCGTCGCCTCCCCGCCCGGCGGTTCTGCTCAGGTCGACGTCGAGGAAGTGGAGGGCGAGTGAGCACAGTGCGAGTTGCAGGCGCCGCAGACATTCCACGTCTCACGGCGGCAGCTCGTGCACGGGACGGCGCGCTCGCGCTGGTCACCGAGCGGCGACTCGGGGTGCTGAGCCTTCTCGAACGTGCGGATGGGCAGGTAGGCGAGCCGGGACATCGTGGTCATGGTCTGATCCCTTCGGTGGAGGCGTGATGTCGTTCGTAACTGCTATCGGACAGAGAGTGACCGGTTCCGTAGCCGCCAGGCGGATGATTGCCGCCGCACCGGTCGCCTTCGCCGCTGCCTCACGGGGCGGCCTGTTCTCGGCGCAGGGCAGTAGCGGCAACGTTGAGACGCAACTGCGTGCGATGGGGCAGGTCGGCACGCTCTTCGCCATCGTCGACAAGCTCGCCACCGGCGTCGCCGCGGTCGACTGGAAGCTCTACCGCAAAGGCGCAACCGAGGACGACCGGACCGAGGTGCAGACGCACCCCGCCTTGATGGTGCTCAACCGGCCGAACAGCTTCTACAACCGGCAGGAGCTATTCGAGGCGGGCCAGCAGCATCAAGACCTCACCGGCGAGATGTGGTGGATCATCGCCCGCAACCCGCGGGTGAACATGCCCATCGAGATCTGGCCCGTCCGCCCCGACAAAATGCAGCCGGTCACCTCGGTCGAGAACTTCATCGACGGCTACGTCTACAGCTCGCCGGACGGCATCAAGGTGCCGCTGCGCCGCGACGAAGTGATCTTCATCCGTCGGCCCAACCCCCTCGACCCCTACCGCGGCATGGGCCCGATCCAATCGGTGCTCGCCTACATCGACGCCGAGCACTACTCGGCGCAGTGGAACCGGAATTTCTTCCTCAACGGCGCCATTCCCGGCGGCATCATCGAGGTGGAGAACCGGCTCAGCGACCCCGAGTTCGACAAGATGTCGGCCCGGTGGCGCGAGCAACACCAGGGCATCGCCAACGCGCACCGCGTCGCCATTCTCGAAAAGGCGAAGTGGGTCGACGTCAACTACACGAACAAGGATATGCAGTTCGTCGAGCTCTCCCGGCTCGCCGACGACAAGGTACGGCGCGCGTTCGGCTTCCCCAAGCCGATGCTCGGTGACACCGAGGACAGTAACCGCGCGGTCGCGCAGGCGGCCGAGTACGTCTTCGCCCGGTGGCTCATCGTCCCGCGGCTCGAACGGATCAAGGCAGCGCTCAACAACGAGTTCTTGCCGATGTTCCCCGGATCGGGCGGGCTTGAATTCAGCTACGAGTCGCCGGTACCCGAGGACGAAGAGGCCGAGAACGCCGAGCGCGACTCGAAGGTCGCCGCGGTCAAGATCTTGATCGACCTCGGATTCGAGCCCGCCGCGGTGCTCGAATGGGCCGACCTCCCGGCCCTGCCCTACTCCAAGCCCGCGCCACCGCCCACCCTTACCGGTCCTCCACCCGGCGACGGCGGCGACGGTGGCGCGGGCTTGGACCCGAACGCCCCGCCGCCGGACGGCGAGGACATGGGCCAGGCTGCCGCGCGGCTGGCCCGGTTCGTCGCTGCCGCCCCGTCCGGCCAGGCGCGTGAGCAGCGCCTCGACGCGCTGCGCGAGATCGCAGCGATGGCCGACGACGCCCGGGCGGCGGCACTGCCGTGGTAGGCACCGCCCCCCTGCCCCCGGCACCGCCGGACGGCATCCGGCCCGAGCTCCCAGACGACGCCGAGCCCGCCGACTTACAAGCCGTACAGGACTCGTACGAGGCCAAGCTCGCCGACCTGCTCACCCGGTGGCCCTCGCTCGCTGGCGCGCAGGTGACCGCCATCCTTGACCAGATCGAGGGCCACGTCGGCGCGGGGGACGTGGCCGGTCTGCTCAGCGTCGCCGTGAGCTCGACCGAGGCCGCCGCGGTGCTTGAACAGGCGATGCTCGACCTCGGCAACGAGGCGGGCGCTCAGGTGGTGGCTGAGGCGGTCAAGCAGGGGCTCAGCGAGAACGACCTGCACGCCACGCCGCCTGAGCGCCTGCGGACGGCGCAGAGCGCGCAGGTCTACGCCGGGCAGCTCGCGGCCTTCCTCGTCGGCTCGGCCATCGGCGAGACGATGCGCGTGTGGCTGCGGGGCCGCACGCCCCGCGATGTCCGGGGCGACGTAGCCGCGCACCTCGACGGCCTCACCACGGCCTACCCCGAGCTCGTGCTCAGCGGAGCGCTCACGCAGGCGCAGCACGACGGCCGGTGGCGGACGATGCTCGGCGGCCCCGAGGCCGCGCTCTACGCCGACGAGGTGCTCGACAAGAACACCTGTGGGCCTTGCCGCGACGTCAACCGGAAGTGGATCGGCAACGCGAGCGACACCTCGCCCTCGCTCGCCTACCCCGTGGCGGGCTACGTGGGCTGCCTCGGCCGGTGGCGCTGCCGCGGGCAGGTGGTTGCCGTGTGGCGCGGCGGCGACAACTGGCGCGAGTGGGTCGAGCTGCCCGCGCAGCGGACATCGCCCGAATGAGCTAACAATACTCAAGCCGGTTCAGCATCTACCGATAACCACTCCGTCGGCGACGGACCCCCCGCCGCCAGGACGGAGAGGATCCCCAGTGAGCATCAAGAGGTACGCCGGTCTCATCGCCGTCACGGCGATGGCCGGTCTCAGTGTGTTGACCGCCGGACGGGCCGATGCGACCGTCGCCCCCACTCCGCCCCCGGTGGTGGCCCCCGCGCAGCTCACGATCTCGGGACCGACGACACCGATCAAGGTCAGGGTTCCTGGAACCACATCGGCCGCATGGCTCCAGACGACGATCGGCGCCACGCGGCTCGGTGTCCGCGGCGGTTACGCCGTAGCGACCCTGCCCTCGACGTCCATCCGGCTCGGCGAGTCCGCGCTCGAACTTGATCAGCGAGACGGGCGCGTGGTCCGGATCCTGGTCACGGCCAAGCGGACGAGTCGCGTCTCGGCACCGATGGTGGCCCCCGGCCCCCTCACCGGCGCCAGGATCTCGGGTATCGCCTCCCACTACGACCCTCGGACTGGCGGGTACGTCGGTGACTCGCTGTCCCCCGTGATGGTGCAGAAGTGGCAGGCAGGTCGATGGACCACGCTCCGGACGGCCACGACCGCTCGCAGCGGCGGGTTCACGGTGAACCTGGCGCTGGCCCCGGGCGGACACGTGCTCCGGCTGGTCCGACCGGTCGGAGCGACCGTGACGGGCGGCACCGGCGTGACCGCGGCGATCGTCGTCCCGACCCTCGGCGGCAGCGCGGCCTACGGCTACTGACCGCGAGAGCCCGAGCAGCACGAGAGCCCGGCACCCCACGGACGGGGTGCCGGGCTCTCGTGCTGCCCAGATCAGCTCGCGGGCGACAGCTTGGCGTTGATCACCCATACGGTGACCGTCACACTCTGCCCGGCCGGGATGGTGCCGACGGCCGAGACCGAGAACGAGCGCGACGCCGCACCGGCGGCAGGGAGCGGCGAGGCATGCACGTCCACGCCGGTCACACCGACGGGCAGGTCGGTGAAGGTGAAGCCGGACGTCTCGGGCGCGCCCTTGACGTAACCGGGCAGGCCGTTCACCACGACGGTGCCGCTCGCGTCGGCGGGCGTGAGCTTGATGCTCGCCTGCTTGATGACGACCGGGCTCTCGGCGGCGGCGGGCAGCTCGATGCCGAACGCATCTTTCAGGCTGACCGGACCCCGCCACGGGTCAGGGCACTTGTGTGTCGCGGCGACCAGCCACAACGAGCGCGGCTCGCCGGTGCCCTGCTTGAGGCACAGACCGCGCTCGGTGGTCGACAGGACCGGACCCGAGGCGTTGGCGACGTTCGCGGCGAGCAGCCCGGCGGCGGCGACGAAGACGGCCACTAGAGACGCGAGACCGACGCGCGCCCGGGGGGTGAGCCTGCGGAACATGGTGATCCTTCCGATGGGGAGCAATGCGGCCCGATCCTAATCGCCTCAGGATGCCAGCGCGTCCAAACGCGCTGCTACCCTGCGAGGCAATGGGAGTGGAGGCCCGGAGCAAGCAAGGCGCAACAGCTCTTGGTCAAGCCTCTCGAAGGGTGTCCGACATGGGTAATCGTGGGCGGCGCGTCCGCAACGCGGCCTCTGCCGTTGACACCGTGCCGACCGACGGACGTCCGCCCGTCGTCGCCCGGTCGCTCGACCGGATGCGCTCCCGGTTCCGGGACCTTCGTCCGTCCGACCAGCAGGCGCCCGAGCCCGTCCGGTTCTGGGACATCAAGGCCGCCGCCACCCCGGACGCTGCTGATGAGCTGTGGATCTACGATCAGATCGGTTTCATCGACTGGTGGACCGGCGAGGGTGTCACCGCGCAAACGTTCTCGAAGGATCTCTCCAAGCTCAAGGCGAAGAACCTCACGTTGCGCGTGAACAGCCCCGGCGGCGACGTCTTCGACGGCCTCGCGATCAAGAACATGATCGCCTCGCACGCCCGCGACAAGGGCGTCAAGGTCACGGCCCGCGTGGACGCGCTCGCGGCGAGCATCGCCTCGGTCATCATCCAGGCCGCCGACGAGGTGGTCGTCGAGCCGCACTCGCAGATCATGATTCACGACGCCTCGGGCTTCGCGATGGGCAACGCCGCCGAGATGCGCGACATGGCCGACCTGCTCGACATGATCTCGCAGAACATCGCGCAGGTGTACGCCGATGCCGCGGGCGGCAGTGCCGACGAGTGGCGCAAGACCATGAAGGGCGAGAAGTGGTACACCGCTGCCGAAGCGGTCGACGCCGGTCTCGCCGACGTGATGGGCGCCGCGGGCCCGAAGCGCAGGACAAAGTGCAGCGCGTGCGACGGCTCGGGGGCAGTCGACGGCGTCGACTGCCCCGACTGCAACGGCACCGGCAGGGTTAAGCCCGCGGACGCCACGTGCACCACGTGCGACGGCACCGGCAAGAGCGACGGCAAGACCTGCCCGGACTGCGGCGGCACCGGCCAGATGGGCGACAGTACGGCCGAGGACGCCCGTCCCCTGCGGGTGGCCGCCCGGTGGTGCGCCCGCCTCTTCCCGGGCCACGAGCAGCCCTTCAAGAACGCCCTCGCGGACATCCCGGCCGAGACCGAGGTCGACGATGACGACGAGCCCGGGGGCGACCCGCAGGACGCCCCCACGGACCCGGTGCTACCCGACCCGGCGGCGTTCGAGTGGGACGCCTCGGCCTTGACCGGCGCTGTGCAGGCGGCGACCGCGCCCCCGCAGATCGACCTAGGCGACTGGCGGTCGTGCTTCTCCGAGGCCCCCGCCATGCCCGAGCCTGAGCGCGGCCTGCCGGTCAACCTCGGTCCGGCTCCCGCCCGGCCCACCCCAGTCGCCGACCCGGCCCGCGCCCCGCTGGCCGTGGGCGTCGACCTCGGCGACTGGCGGAACGCCTTCGCCGACATGCCCGAGCTCGTCGCCCCGGCCGCCCCCGGCCCGGTCGACCTCGGTCCCGCACCGGCCCGCCCGGCGCCCGACCCCGCACCCGTCCGCAACCCTCTCGCTGAGGCCATCGCGGCGGCCGTGGACATCACGGCGAAGACGCAGCCCGAGCCGGACGCCCCCGCGGCGGCCGAGCCCGAGCTGCCCGAGGTTCCCCCCATCCGACTGGACGTCGAGGACGTCCGGCGAGCAGTGAGAGAGGCGAGGTTTTGATGACCGATACCTTGGTCATTCCCACCTCGGCGAGCGAGCTCGAAGAGCTGCTCGCCGACGGCAAGCGCGTGCAGGACGTCATGAGCGCGGGCAAGTTCGGTGAGCTCGTGACCAACTACGCGCGCACCACGTACGCCCGCGACATGGACATCAAGAAGCAGGTGCAGGAGCAGACTGCTCTCGCACTCGCCGAGTTCATGAAGTCGGCCAAGAACGAGGGCGACGTCGTGCGCCCGAACCTCACCGTGCCGCAGGTGTCCGCGCAGTACCGGCCCGGCAACGCCCGGAACGTCGCTGTCTACAACCCGAAGGCGATGGGCGCCGCCCTTGACAAGGACTTCTCGGACAGCGCGGACTACTTCCGCACGATCTGGCACAACGCGAACGCGACCGCGGACCGGCAGGCCCGGATCGGCCGCATCCGCAACGCCTTCTCGTCGACCGTCCCGAGCGAGGGCGGCTTCCTCATCCCCGAGACGCTGCGCTCCGAGCTGCTCATGGTGGCGCTGGAAAACAGCGTTGTCCGGCAGCGTGCCCGGGTCATCCCGATGGAGACTCTGCGCGTCCCGTTCCCGGCCATCGACTCGACCTCGAACGCGTCCAGCGTGTTCGGCGGCATCGTGGGCTACTGGACGGAAGAGGGCGCGGCCCTCACGGCGAGCGCGGCCAACTTCGGCCGGATCGTGCTCGACGCGAAGAAGCTCACCGCCTACACCGAGTTGCCAAACGAGTTGATCGCCGACAGCGCGATCTCGTTCCAGGCGTTCATCGACCAGATGTTCCCCGAGGCCCTCGCGTGGTACGAGGACATCGCCTTCATGAAGGGGACCGGCGTCGGCGAGCCACTCGGCTCCCTCAGCACCGTCAACCCGTCACTGATCACGGTCGCCAAGCAGACGGAACAGGCCGCGAGCACGATCGTGTGGGAGAACATCGTCAACATGTTCGCCCGGATGCTGCCGAGCTCGCTCGGCCGCGCCGTGTGGGTGTGCGGCATCGACACCTTCCCCGAGCTCGCGACGATGGCCCTGTCGGTCGGCACCGGCGGCTCGGCGATCTGGCTCAACAACGGCGTCACCGGCCCGCCGATGACGATCCTCGGTCGGCCCGTCGTCTTCACCGAGAAGAGCACGGCCGCGCTCGGTACGCAGGGAGACATTTCGTTCGTCGACTTCAGCTATTACCTGATCGGCGACCGGCAGGTCATGAGCGCGAGCAGCTCCCCGCACTACAAGTTCGCGAATGATCAGACTGCCTATCGCATCATCGAGCGGGTGGACGGTCGGCCGTGGCTCCAGTCGGCCATCACCCCCCAGAACAGCGGCAACACACTGTCGCCGTTCGTGCAGCTCGCGACCCGTAGCTGACCGGCCGGTCGGCGCGATCGGCCCGGGTCGGGCACTCGACCCCCCGACCCCGGGCCATGAGCGGCAGGCATTGAAACCCCTGCCAAGGAAGGAAGGACGATGGAGGCCCTCGGCCACACCATCAACGCTCAGTACCTCATGGATGGCCGCTATGTCAGTCTCAAGGACTGCCAGTCGGTGGCGTTCCTGTGCTACCTCACCGGCGCGGCGGGTGACACGTACACCCTCGTCGAGGCGCAGGACGCCTCGGGCTCCGGTGCGCAGAACCTCGCGACGATCACGCGCTACCACACCAACACCGGCAACGGCTCGGACGCCTGGACCCTGCGCACGCAGGCCGCGGCGGCGACGGTCACCACGGCCGCAGCGGCGACGCAGAACTGCATGTGGTTCGAGGTCGACGGCGCCGAGCTGTCGGACGGCTTCGACTACGTCAAGGTCACCTCGACCGGCGCCGGGATCGTCATCGCCGTGCAGCACGGCCTCGACGCGCAGCGCAAGCCGAGCAACCTGACCGCGATCGGGGTCTGACATGAGCGTCTACATCGACCCCGCGGGAATGCGGGCGATCGGCTTCGGGATCAGGGTCGCCAAGGCGGCCTTCACCCTGCCCGCCACCACCACGGGCGGTCTGTTCACGGTCTCGGGCGGCCGGATCATCCTCACCTCGATCATCGGCGAGGTGACCACTCAGGTGCAGGCGCAGGCGAACGCAATCAACCTGGTAGCGACCCCTACCACGGGGACAGTCAACGATCTGTCGGCAACGGTGGAGAGCAACGGCGCCATCGTCGGGACGCTACTCGGGATTACCGGGCTCGCGGCCGACGCGATGGTTAAGAGCACCGGGGGTGGGATCAGCAACCTGCGCAACCCGGTTGTCGTGGCGATCGGGACGATCGGCCTCAAGACGGCCGCGACGAACACGGGCGCGACGAAGTGGGTCATGACCTACATCCCGCTCGACGACGCCGCCACCGTGGCGGCGGTCTGATCATGACCCTGTGGATGTGCCTCGGGTGCTCGGCGGCCTATGCCGTCGGGCTCCCGGGGTGCCCGCAGTGCGGGTCATCCGACGCAGTAGAGGAAGGCACGATGCCGAAGATCAGCAAGGCGAACGGCCCGACCTACGGCGAGCAGGATCCGGCCCACGCCGTGGTCGAGCCTGCCGAGCAGGTGGCCGACGAGACTCCCGCGGCCGAGGCGTCGCCCGCGGGCGAGACCGGGACCGGCCCGGCGCCGGACTCCCCGGGAGCTCCCGCGACCGGTGAGGGCGCCGCCAAGGGCGACGCCGGGCTGGTCCCGGGCGAGGGTCCGGAACAGGGGCAGGGCGGCGCCACGGACAGCGCCAGCGAGCCGGACGGCAAAGGCACGGACGACGAGCCCGCGACTCCCTCGAAGGCGTCCACGCGGCGCAGGACGGCCCGGGGCTGACCGATGTCCTGGGAGCAGCTCATCTCGATCATCAGGGATAGCGACGACGAGGCCCGCACCGACGCCTCGACGCCGCCCGTCGCCTGCCCGAACGACGGCGAGCCGCTGTCGTCGGGGCCGCGCGGTGAGCTGTTCTGCCGGTTCGACGGCTGGCGCTATGAAGGGATCAAGTGATGCTGTACTACACGACACGGGCGTTCCCGACCGCGAGCCGCCAGTACGAGGCGGGCGACGCCATTGACCCGGCCAGTATCACGGCGGCCGAGTGGATCAAGGGCACCGAGTCCGGCGCCGTCGTCCCCGCCCGGTGGTACGGCACCGCGGCCGAGCTCGCCGCCCGCGGCATCCCCGGACCAGGCGTGCCGGTCTACGAGACCGACACGAGGATCGCCCGCGTCGGCGACGGGACGACTTCGGTTGCATCACTGCCGCAAGTAGGTAGCAGCACCTATGTTCACTGGATTACGGGCACCGACCCCACCGGGGCGGCCTCGTCCACTGCGGTTGTCCAGGCGGCATTGACGGGGGCCTCAGCCGGTGACGTCGTCGTCGCCCCGTGGGGCACCCTGCTGGTCGGCGATCTCGTGGTGCCCGCGGACGTCACCTTCGACTTCCGGCGGGCCACCCTCAAGGCGGCGACGATCACCACGGCGGTCGTGACCCTGTCTGACCGGTCCAAGGTGGCCGGGGGGACCATTGACCTTGGGACGACCACCAGCAAGATTGGTCTCGATTTCGCGGCCTCCACGGACGCCGAAGCGGATGGCGTGCGGGTCATCGGCGGGACTACCGGATGGGGATTCCGACACGACGGATCCACCCGTCCGACGATGACCCGATGCCGGTCCGCCTCTCAGCAGCACGGAATCATCGCCCATGGGTCGGGGGCCACCGATCTGGCAATCACCGGGGGACGTCACACCGAGGGTGGGGACACCACTGCGGGCACTGGGAGCGTCTACCTGCTGAACTGCACTCGCCTCAAGGTCGATGCGGTCGATGTCTCCGGGACCTCCGGCACCGGGTGGTACATCGGAGGCAGCACGGCCGACTCGGTTTTCACGAACTGCACGTCCGTCAGCAATGGCGGCGCCGGAGATTTCCGCGGATTCCATGTCGCCGATACCGCATCGAACGTCACTTTCACCACATGCTCGGCGATCAGTAACGCCGAGAACGGTTGGTTCGCTGATAGCACTGGTCGCGGCGTGAAACTGGTCGGCTGCCTGGCGCGCGGAAACAACGTGCAGCACCGCGCGGGAGGCAACGGCTTCGAGATCAACTCCCCTGGCGCCGAACTGGTCGGATGCACCGGGACCGGACAGCTCGGCAACTCGGCAGGTCAGGGGTCCGGGGCCTACCTCGGATCATCGGTACAGGTGATCGGCGGCCGATTCGAGGGCAACTACTGCGATGGGGTCAGGGTCGCAGCGTCCGATGCGTCCGTGACCGGCGCGACATGCGCGAACAACGGGTCGGGCGGCGGGTCGGGTATCCGCGCGCTGGGCACCATCAGCGGAATCTCGATCGTTGCGAACTCCTGCGTAGATACCCAAGGCAGCCCTACGCAGTCCTACGGCGTCAGCATCGAAACCGGCGTGACCGGGTATACCTTCGTGCCCGGCGTGGCGCACGGGAACGTCACGGGCGACTACAGCATTACAACCAGCGCGGACGTCCCGCCGGCATCGCTTTACCCGCTTGGCCCGAACTACCCGTACACGGGGGCCCTCCTGTCCGGGGCATTGACGATGATCGGGTTCGGGGCCGATCAGGCTTTCTACTGCCGAGCATTGTCATCCGGCAGGATCTCGAAGATCGGGTTTCAGGTCGGTGTGCAGTCGGGCACGGTCTGTGTCGGCGTTTACGCGAACAGCGGCCAGGGGCGCAATGCCACCCCGGGAGCCCGCAAGGCGACCTCCGGCAGCGTGTCCTGCCCCGCCCCGGGCTACGCCGAGGTGGCCCTTACCGCGCCTGTCGACGTAAGGGCGGGTGAGTGGCTGTCGATCTCGGTCAGCAACACCGTTGTCACCGTTGCAGCGTCGGGCATCACGTCCGTGAGCGCGATGGGCAGCGGCATGTCCTGCTACCAGGGGTCTGCGACTCCGCTGCCGGCGACGGCCGCGCCGGAAGGCGCCGTCGTCAACACTGTGTACCTGGTCGGCGTCGCCTGACCCGCATAAGCACCGCTACCTGACAACTGAACAGCTCCACACCACTCCCCACGGCGCGCCGGTCCGGCGGGCCGACGCCAAGAAAGCAAGGGACAGGGAGGGCATCGAATGCCCGGGTTGTACTACTGCACGATCGAGGACGTACGCGACGCTCTCGAATCGAAGGCGAGCGCCTACGACGAACGCCGCATCGGCCGCGCCATCGAGGCGGCGTCCGGTGACGTTGACGACGTCATTCAGCAGCACACCGGGCACTTCCGGCCCATCATCGAGACTCGCTACTTCGAGTGGCCCCCGCCGCAGACCGCGCACCGGTGGCGGTTGTGGCTCGACGGCAACGCGCTCATCTCGGTCTCGGCCCTCACCTCGGGTGGCGTGACGATCACTGCCACCGACTACTTCCTTGAGCCGCAGGCGTACGGCCCGCCCTACGACCGGATCGAGCTCGATCGAGGCGGACCGGCCGCCTTCGACTACACCGCGGGCACCCCACAGCGCGCGGTCGCGGTCACTGGACTGTGGGGGCAGGGCGACGACCGCGAGGCTGCCGGGGCGCTCGATGGGGCCATCAACGCCAGCGTGACCGCGCTCACCGTGACCGACGGCTCGAAGGTGGGCGTCGGCGATCACCTGATCATCGGCACCGAGCGCATGATCGTGACCGCGAAAGCGTGGGCCGACTCGGGCCAGAACATCGGCGCCGACCTCGCGGCCAGCGAGGCTGCCCGGACGGTCGCGGTCTCGACCGGCAGCGAGTACGCCGAGGGCGAGCTGCTGCTCGTGGACAGCGAGCGCATGCTCGTGCTCGACATCTCGGGCAACAACCTCACGGTGCAGCGCGCGGCCGACGGCTCGGTGCTCGCGGCGCACACCACCGGTGCCGATGTCTACGCCCGCCGGGCGTGCACGGTCGAGCGCGGGGCCCGCGGCTCGACGGCCGCGAGCCACCTCGACGCGGCCAGCATCGAGCGCCACGTCGTGCCCGGTGACGTCGTCGAGCTCGCGGTCGCCTCGGCCGTCACGACCCTGCTCTCGGGCCGGGCGGGCTACGCCCGCGAGTACGGGCCGCAGGGGTCCGGGACGAAGCTCGGCGTCGGCCTGCCGGACCTGCGCGACCGGGTGGCCTCCAACTACGGGCAGCAGTGCCGGCTCCGGACGGTCTGACATGGAAGCGATCGAGATCAAGCTCACCGGTCCGATCTTCGACGGCCGGGCCGTGCAGGCAGGCCACGAGGTCACGCAGGCGATCGTCGATCGGGTAGCGGGCTACGCGCTCGAACAGGTGCAGCACAACCTCGACGGTTCGCTCAAGAACCCCACCCCGTACTACGAGACGCAGATCAACGTTGTCGGGTACATGACCGACCGGGTGGTCAACGACAGAGGCGTCGTCTACGGGCCGTGGCTCGAAGGCAACGGCAGCAGGAACGCGACGACGCGCTTCAAGGGCTACGCCTCGTTCCGCCGGGCCGCGCAGGTGACCCGCTCGCGCGTCCGGCACATCGCCGGGGGCGTCGTCTCGCAGTACATCCGACGGATGGGGTGACCCGATGACTGCCGAAGCAACTGTCGTGGCCGTGCTCGATGGCATCGTCTCGCCGATGCTGGCCTCGGGCATGTTCGCCCGGGTCAACAAGCACGAGCCCAAGAGCGCGCCCGGCTCGGGCCTCACGGCCGCCGTGTGGCTCGATTCGGTGGGCCCGGCCGTGAGCGCGAGCGGGCTCTCGGCTACCTCGGCCCGGCTCGTCTTCCGCATCCGGCTCTACACCTCGATGATCAGCGAGCCACAGGACGCCATCGACCCGGCGATGCTCGCGGCCAACATCAAGCTCATGGCGTCGTTTTCGGACGACTTCGACCTCGGCGGGTCCGTGCGCAACGTCGACCTGCTCGGCGCCTACGGCATACCGATGAGCTCGCAGGCGGGCTACCTCAACCAAGACGGCAAGCTGATGAGGATCATCGACATCACGTTGCCGCTCATCATGAACGATCTGTGGACGCAGAGCGCCTAGGAAAGGGGTGAACGATGGGCAAGGACAGCGGGCTCGGCGACAACTTCTACGTCGATGGGTACAACCTCTCAGGAGACACGCAGCAGCTCGGTAACGTCGGTGGCGGTATTCAGACCATCGACGTGACCGGCATCGACAAGAGCGCGCACGAGCGTATCGGCGGATTGCGCGATGGCCGGATCGAGTGGACGTCGTTCTTCAACGACGCCGCAGGACAGGCGCACCCGAAGCTGTCGGCCCTGCCGACCGCCGACGTGGTGGCCTCCTACTTCCGGGGGACCGTGCTCGGCAACTCGGCCGCCTCGATCGTGGCGAAGCAGGTCAACTACGACGGCACCCGGGGCAACGACGGGCAGTTCACGTTCGGGGTCAACGCGGTGGCGAACGCCTACGGGCTGCTGTGGGGCCGTCAGCTCACCGCGGGCATGAAGACGGACACCACCGGGACGAACGGCACCGGCGTTGACACCACGGCGAGCGCATCGTTCGGGTGGGCGATGGCGGTGCACTGCACCGGCGTGACCGGCACGAGCGTCACGATCAAGGTGCAGGACTCGGCCGACAACGCCTCATTCTCCGACGTCACCGGCGCGACGACGACGGCGTTTACTACCGCCGGAGGGCAGTTCATCATCGCGAGCAGCTCGACCGCGACCGTCCGGCGCTACATCCGGTACGTCAGCTCGGGCACGTTCACCTCGGCCACGTTCGCGGTCAACTTCGTGAAGGGTGAGGGCGTCGCCCTCATGTTCTGATCATGCGACCCATGAACCGGATCGAGCCCGTCGGCCCGGCGGCGGCCTACAAGACCTACACCATCGACAGCCCCCGGGACACCACCGAGCGGGCCGCCTGCGAGCAGGTCGGTTGCGGGGCCTACCGGAACGGCTGGCGGTCGATCATCGACGAGCGGACAGACCTCGGCCGCGCGCAGGCCGAGTACATCCGCACCCGCTCGCGGCGCACGTTCCGCGAGCAGCGCGCAGGCGACGGCATGACCTGCTTCATCTTCGAGAGCGGGCAGCGCTGTTTCACTGACCATAAGACTCGTCCCGAGACCTACGCCGTTCATCTCGGTGACTGGCGGCAGAACTTCGGGACGGTAAGGGCCCACGTCCGCGCCGCGGATTGGGTGGACGACTTCGGCGAGCACCAACTACGGATCGCCGACCGGATCGAGAAGGGATAACCCCTCATGGCGAAGGAATCGGGCCTTGGGTGGACGACCTGCTCTGTCGACGACAGTGCGGGCTCGGCGCAGGCCATCAAGAACGACATCACCAACCTGGCGTTCTCGACGCCCCGCGGCGTGCAGGACATCACTGGCATCGACAAGAGCGCCTATGAGCGCCTGCTGCTGCTGGCCGACTTCTCGATCACGCTCAACGGCGTGTTCGACGACAGCTCGGCGGCGAACGCGCACGCGGTGTTCAAGACCGTGCCGAGTACCTCGGTTGCCAGGACGGTCACGCTCACGGTGTCCGGCGACACCCTCGCCAACGAGGTGCTGTTCACCGACTACCCGCTCACCCGTTCCGCGGCAGGCGAGCTCACCTTCGCGGTTCCCGGCGTGCTCGCCGACGGCACCGTGCCCACGTGGGCGTGAGGTAGCGACATGGGATTCAAGGCACCGGGGCGCCGGACGGTCACGCTCCCGTTCACGGGAGAGCTCGAAGGGCTCGTCGTGACCGTCCGGCGGGCGAGTCAGTCCGCGCTACGGGCTGCCGCCGAGCTCATGGAGTTGACGGACGGGCCGGACATCACCGAGTCGGACGCGCGGGCGATCCTCGGCCTGTTCGACCGCTTCGCCCGCGCGCTCGTCTCGTGGAACGTCGAGGACCCCGAGACCGGCGACCCCATCCCGGCCACGGCCGAGGGCATCGCCGATCTTGACGACGACTTCGTGCTCAAGATCATCATGGGATGGCTGACCACGGTCGAGACCGACGGCGGCGGGCAGGCCGTCATCACCGCGGCCGAGCTGCACGCCGAGGCGCTGGCCGAGGAAGCCGACGCCGAACTCGTGGCGTCGCTGCCGGTCGAGGCGCTCGACTGACCCGTCGTACCGATTCCGTTGCCGCACAAGGGAGGTGAACCGCAGTGAGTCAGAACACCGTTGACATCACGGTGCGGTCGACGGATCAGTCGGCGAAGGGCCTCGACCAGGCCAACAAGAACGCGGGCAAGTTCAAGGACACGTTGCGCGAGATCGGCAAGACCGCCGCGGGCGTGCTCACGGCCGACATCGCGATGAAGGCCGCGCAGGGCATCAAGAACTTGGTCACGGACTCGGTCAAGCAGGCGAGCGATCTCAACGAGTCACTCAACGCCGTGAACGTGACGTTCGGGTCGAGCGCGAAGCAGATCACCGATTGGGGCAAGCAGAACGCCGCCTCGTTCGGCCTCTCGCAGAGCGCGTTCAACGCGATGGCGACGCCGCTCGGGGCCATGCTCAAGAACACCGGGCTCTCGATGCAGGACACAACGAAGTGGACGATCGACCTCACCAAGCGCGCCGCCGACATGGCGAGCGTCTTCAATACGTCGGTGCCGGACGCCCTGCAAGCGATTCAGGCTGGCCTGCGCGGCGAGGCTGACCCGCTCGAACGGTACGGCGTCGGGCTCTCGGCGGCCAAGGTGGAGGCTGCCGCGCTCGCCGAGACCGGCAAGCGCGCGGCGTCGTCGCTCACCGAGCAGGAGAAGGCGACGGCCCGCCTCAACATCATCATGAAGCAGACCTCGCAGACGCAAGGCGACTTCCAGAACACCTCGGACGGGGCGGCCAATGCAGCCAGGATCGCCTCGGCGCAGTTCGACAACGCAAAGGCATCTCTCGGCAACGCGCTACTGCCCATCCTCGCGAAGGCCGCCACGGCGGCGGCCACGCTCGCCGAGGGCTTCAACAACCTGCCGGGCCCGATGCAGGCGACGATCGTCATCCTCGGCGCCGTCGGTGCCGCCGCCGTGCTGCTCGGCCCCAAGATCAAGGCCGCCCACACCGAGATGCGCAACCTCGGACAGGGCGCGCTCTCGGCCGACACCAGGCTCGGGGGGATGGCCCGGAGCGCGGGCAAGGTCGCCGGTGCCCTCGGAGCGATGGCGACGGCCTCGGCTTTCATGTCCTCAGATGCTGGGGCGAAGGGCGTCGACACCACACGCAAGGCGCTCGAAGAGCTGCGCAAGAGCGGCAAGGACGGCTCGGGCACCTTGCAGCACATCGACTTCGACCTCAAAAGCATCAACGACTCGGGTCGCAACGCAGCGGCTGGCATCGAAACGTTCACGGGCTTCATCGCTGAGGGGCTCGGGCAGGGCTGGCAGAAGATCGACGCCGTCAATCAGCGGATGCAGGCTCTCGACTCAAGCCTCGCCGGAATGGTGTCGAGCGGCAACGCCAAGGAAGCCGCCGAGGACTTCGAGCTGTTGCGGCGCAAGGCCGAAGAGCAGGGCACGAGCGTCGAGAAGCTCAAGGAGTTCTTCCCGCAGTATCAGAACGCCCTCGACGCCGCCGCTCGCGAGAACACCAACACCGCGGACGCGGCGAAGAACCTCACGCAGACGGTCGACCAGCAGCGCGAGGCCATCGACAAGGCGGCCGACGCGCTGCTCGGCCAGCGCGATGCGATGCGGGGGCTCGAATCGAGCTACGACGACGCCACCGAGGCGATCAGGAAAAACGGCAGGACCCTCGACATCGGCAGCGAGAAGGGCCGCGCCAATCAGGACGCGCTCGACGGCATCGCCTCGGCAGCCAAGAAAGCCGCTCAGGCCACCATCGCACAGGGCGGCTCGCAGGCCGAGGCTAACGCGATTATGGCGACGGCACGCTCGCGCTTCATCGCAACGGCAACGGCTATGGGCATGGGCGCCTCGCAGGCGAGGACTCTCGCCGGCAGGCTGTTCGCCATCCCCAAGAACACGAACGCGAACGTCAACGTGAACACGGGGACGGCGAACGCCCGGCTCGACGCGCTGCGTGCGAAGCTCTTCTCGGTGCGTGGCCTGCTGGCAGACGTCAACGCAGGTACCTACGGCCACGGGCTCGGCGTCTACAAGGCGACCGGCGGCATCGTGGGCCGGGCGGCGACCGGCGGTATCCGCTCGAACATGGTCATGACCGGCGAACACGGCCCCGAGATCCTCGATCTACCGCCGGGCACGCAGGTGCACAGCAACCCGGACACCGAGCGGATGCTCGGCGCGACGGGCGCCTCGTCACAGCCGTTCGTCGTCATCCTCCAGATCGGCGAGCAGAAGCTCGGCGAGATCCTCGTCGATCCCATGCGCCGTGCGGTTCGAGCCCGCGGCGGCAACGTGCAGGCGGTACTCGGATGACTTTCCCCGCTACTCCTCTCCCGATGGGCGTCGAGCTCTACATCGATGGCGCTTGGACGGACATCACCCCCTATGTCTACTCGCGCGACTCCATCGACGTCCGGCGCGGGAAGTCGTCAGAGGGTGGCCTCGCAGACCCGTCGAGCATGACCCTCACGCTCAACAACCGCGACGGTCGCTGGTCACCTCGCAACCCGAGCGGCGCCTACTACGGCAAGATTGGCCGCAACACGAAGGTGCGCGCGTGGGTCGAGAACGGGATGCCTCGTCAGCCGCTCGGCTCGGGCTACTACTTCTCGACCCCAGACTCGGCAGCTCTGAGCATCACGGGCGACATCGATATCAGGGCAGACGCATGGATGTTCTCGTGGCGCCCCATCGCTCCGACCTTCATCGGGCCGTTCAAGACGGGCAGCTATGGCATCTACGTGACGACCGCCGGATACCTCGTCATGTATTGGAGTGCCGACGGGACTAACTACGACACCCTCTCGTCCAGCGAGCCGGTCCCCGGACCGACGACCGGGCGCCGCGCCGTGCGAGCAACGCTCGACGTGAACAACGGCGCCGGTGGCAAGACGGCGCGGTTCTACTACAGCGACGACAACACGATCAGTGGGACGTGGATCGAGTTCGGTTCGGCCGATACTACCGCGGGGACGACGAGCATCTTCAACTCGGCTAATGCGCTGCTCTCTACGTTCTCTTGGCGTGGCGAGTGCTACGACCTGGAGATCAGGAACGGTATCGGCGGCTCGATCGTCGCCAAGCCCGCCTTCACCACGCGGACCGTCGGGGCGTCGTCGTTCGCCGACTCATACGGCAACACGTGGACCGGCCAGGGTGGGGCTACGGTCTCGAACCGGCACTACCGCTTCTATGGCGAGGTGGCAGAGTGGCCTCAGAAGTGGGACCGCAGCGGCCGAGACGTCTACGTTCCCGTTGAGTGTTCGGGCATTCTGCGTCGCCTCGGGCAGGGCAACTCTCCGGTCGCGAGTGCCCTGTTCCACGGAACGAGGGCGATCGGCTCTGCACTGCGCGCTTACTGGCCCTTCGAGGACTCTGACGGCTCTACCACGATGACGGCTGGCATCGACGGTGGCCGGGTTGCCGTTGTCCGCGGTACGCCTTCGCTCGCCGCCTACTCGGACTTCGTCTGCTCCGACGCTATCCCCACCGTGGGGACCGGGCGCTTCTACTGCCCCGTCACGCCGTACACCAACACTGACAAGTTCCAGGTTCGGTTCCTTCTCAAGCTCTCGACGAGCATCGCGAACAATACGGTGATCGCTCGCATCTACACCAACAACACCCTCGGGTGGATTGACGTCGTCTACCAGACGACGAGCGGCGGGCAGCTCTACCTGCAGCCCTACACCAACCTCGGTGTGGCGACGACGGCGAGCGGAGTTCTCAATACGACCCAAGCAACCGGCGTGGGCGGCGGCGTCAACTCCGTACCCCTGCGGCTCGATGTCGAGGCCAGTAAGAACGGCGCGGGGGTTGACTTCCTGATCGCCGAACTCGAACCGGAGCAGAGCACGGGGTGGACCAACACCGGAAACGTGGCATCGGCCACGCTCGGGGCCTGCACGCAGGTGATCATCAATCCGAATGGTGCCAACCTCGGCGACACGGCGATCGGGCACGTGACGGTCGAGGACACCATCACGACCGTTTTCGATCTACAGGACGAGCTCGCCGCGTACCGTGGCGAAGAGGCGGTGTTGCGGGCCTACCGCATCCTCAACGAAAACTCGGTGACGTCGTGGCTGGCCGGTTACGGCGGCGAGTCCGAGCTCATGGGCTATGAGAGACAGGCATCGTTCCTGGCGCTCGTGCGGGAGTGCGAGGCGGCGGATGGCGGCGTTCTCTACGAGCCGCGCCAAGAATACGGGCTCGCCTACCGGTCTCTCGAATCGCTCTTCGGGCAGGCCGCCGTCGTGCCGCTCGACTACGCGAACCAGAATCTCCAGCAGTTCGAGCCGGTGGACGACGACCGCAACACTCGCAACAAGGTCACGGTGACGCGGGTCGACGGAAGCTCGGCCACGGTTGAGGACACCACGAGTTCGATGTCGACGCAGGACCCACCGAACGGCGTCGGCCTCTACGACACCTCGCTGTCACTGTCGCTGTCCGCGGACGATCAGGTAGCGCAGCGCGCCGGATGGGCGGTACATGCCGGAACGATTGACGAGGCGCGTTGGCCCACGATCTCGATCAACCTCGCACACCCCGACTTCGTGGCCGACGCCGACCTCACGCGCAAGGTGCTCACCGCGGACGTCGGGGATCGGCTCACGGTCGGCAACCCGCCGTCGTGGCTACCGCCGGATGACGTCGATCAAATCATCATCGGGACGAACGAAACGATCTCTCAGTTCGAGCACACGATCACGTTCGTCTGCGAGCCCGCGGCTACGTACCGCTCGGCCACCATCGACGCCACGGTCGCCGAAGACGTCCGGTGGGACGCCGATAGCTCGCTCAACGGCGCGCACAACAGCTCGACGACGAGCCTGTCGGTCGCGCTCGACGATGGAATGCTGTGGAGCCACGGCGACGGCGACTTTGACATTGTGGTCGGGGGCGAGCGCATTACCGTTACGGCCATCAGCGGAACCTCGTCGCCACAGACCTTCACCGTGACGCGCAGCGTGAACGGCGTCGCCGCGAGCCACTCCGACGGCGATGCCGTGGTCCTTTTCAAGCCCACCTACTACATCCCCTGAGAGGCAGAGATGACCATTCTTGCCGGTGCCAAGCTAAAGGCCGCCGACCTCACCCTGCCCGACGAGGTTGCCGGGTACTCGGGTGGCACGAACACCGTCACGGCGACCACGTTCACGGACCTGCCGACGAATGCCTGCGCCGTCTCGATCACCAACCCGCACGCCACCGCCGACATGCTCGTCGCGGTGCACTGCGGGCACTGGATCAACCTTCCGGCATCCCCGGCGTTCACCCGGGCCTGCCCGAGGGTGTCCGGCTCGATCACCATCGCGGCAGGGGTGACGTCGGTGGGCGGCGGGCACGCCGGATGGGGCATGATTTGTGGGACGAACGTGCAGGGGAACGTGCAGCACTCGGGATACGCGACCTACACCCTGCCCGCCGGAACGGCCACGTTCACGATGCAGGCGTACAAGGACAGCGCGGCTGCGGGCACGCATCAGGTGAATTATTCCGTGATCCAAGTCACGCCGTTGAGGTACCTGTTCTAATGGGCGCAGAACTGGCCCCGCCGGTGCCAGACGAGCCGCCCGCCGACGAGCCGTGTCCAGTGAAGGGCTGCCCGAAGCCGCAGGCGTACCCGGGCGCCGGGGGCTGCGTGAGGCACCTGCGGCGGGCGCCGTGAGCGAGCCCGACTTCGATCCCGTTGCATTACTCTCTGTAGCGACTCACCCCCCCCCATCTAGCCGCTTGCGCAAGGCAACGATCATCAGCACGGTAGGGAGCAACACCCTCATCCGGGGCCAGGGCGAGAGGATCAAGGCTAGATGACACCCGAAGCGTGGCAGGCGATCTCGGCCATCGTCGGCACCATCGGCGCCGTAACGAGCGCCGTCGCCGTCGCGCTGATCACGGGCCAGCGGGGGCAGGTCAAGCGCAGCGCGGACGCGGCTGAGGCCGCCCGCGACGAGGCCACGGCCGCCAAGGACAACACCGCGCCGATCTCGAACGGCTTCGCCCGCAGGACGACCGAGGTCCTCGCTAGCCTCGACCGCCGCAGTAAGGCGCACGAGGCCCGGCTGGCGTGGCTTACGGACGCGCTCGGGCAGCACCTCACGATGCACGGGGCGGCCGAGATCCTGCGCTCGAACGGCCGCGCCCCGATGCCCTCGCACTGGTGGCCGCAGGCCGACGACGCGAACGAGGCGGCCCTGTTCGGCTTCGGCGACCTCACCCCGCCGGACGAAGGGCCGTCCTCTCCCTGATCCGGTGACCTGCGGGAGCGACCCGGAAGTGCGACACTCCGGTCAGTATCGTGATCCGTGGGCTACCGAGGATGAGGCATGACGCGAGCGACCACGTTCCCCCCGGCCAACCGCACTGCGCAGTGGTACGCCTCGAAGTACCCGGGGGCAGCCTTCGATGTGGTCGAAAAGCTCTTACTGCACACGACCGAGGGCTCGGGCTGGCCCGCCTACTCGGGTGGCGCCATCGCGCCGAACCTGACCGCCCTTCCGGACGTCGCGAACCGGCGGCTCATCTGGCGGCATCACTTCCCGATCAACATGTCGAGCCGCGCGCTCGCGCACACCCGGACGCAACCCACCAACGGCGACCACGTGGTGCAGGTCGAACTCATCGGCACCTGCGTGCCGGGAGGCCCCGGGCTCTACTGGCCCGGCGTTCCCGATTGGGCACTCGAAGGGGTCGCCGAGCTCGCGGGATGGCTCAACGTCGAGTGGGGCTTGCCCTTGCAGTCCTCGGTCGCCTGGCGGGCGTACAACGCCTCGGGCGACGGCCAGCGGCTCAGCGACAGTGCCTACAACTCCTACCGGGGCATCCTCGGCCACGAGCACGCGCCGCAGAACAACCACCGGGACCCGGGGGCGCTCAACGTTGCCCGGATCGTCCAACTAGCGAGGGGAAACGCAGTGGCACGCACACTGACCGACGACGACATTGCCGCTCTCGCGGCGAGCCCGGTGTTCCGGGGCGCCGTGACCAACGCCGTATGGCGGGCCGGGTGGGGCGGCGGCCGTCAGGACGGAACGACCGAGTACGCCGACTGGCGGCTGTGGGCCGCTTCGCACCCCGAGGCGGCGGCCGGGGTGAACGCCGCCGCCGTGGGCGCCATCACCGAGGGACCGCTCGTCGAGGCCGTGGCCGAGGCCGTCGTCGCCAAGCTCGGCGGTGGACAACTCAACGTGACGCTCAGCCTCGCGCCGCAGGCAATCAAGGACGCCGTGCGAGAGGTGCTCATGGAGGGGACCGGCGGCACCCCATGAGTGCCTACGGCCTCATGCGCAAGAGGCCCGACGAGCGCGACTACCGGTTCGCCCCGCCGAACCGGTGGGACGGCTCGACCGAGGTCGACCTCGCCGGGCTCTTCCCTGAGCGTCCCTACGATCAGGGGCAGCTCGGCTCGTGCGTCTCGCAGGGCACCGCGGGCTGCGCGGACTTCGCCCGCGTCCGGATGGGGCTCGCCCCGATGGACCGGCCCTCGCGGCTGTTCTTGTACTACGAGGGCCGTCGGCTGGCGGGGTACCCGCTCGGGCAGGACACCGGGCTACAGATCCGGGACGGCTTCAACGCGCTGGCGAAGTCCGGCGCGGCGCACGAGCCCCTGTGGCCGTACGAGATCGAGCGGTTCGCCGACCGGCCTGACGGCACCGTCTACGCCGACGGGCTGCTTAACCAAGCGCTCGCCTATGGCTCGGTCGAGCCGGGGCAGATCGACGACGCCATCGCCTCGGGCTACCCGGTCTGTTTCGGCTTCGACGTCTACGAGTCGTTCGAGACGCAGGACGTCGCCTCGAACGGCGTCATGCCGGTGCCGGTCAAGGCCCGCGAGCAGGTGGTCGGCGGGCACTGCATGGTGTTCACCTCGACCCCCGTCCCCGGGACCGAGATCAGGGGCGGCGACCCACGGCGCCGGTACCGCAAGGCCCGCAACTCCTGGGGGCCGTCGTGGGGCATCCCGGACGACCCGGGGCATGTGTGGTTCCCAACCGACGAAGTGGACAACGGCGACTCTTCCGACTTCTGGATCGTCACCACGATGGAGGACCCGGGGGTTCCCGAGCCGCCCGGACCGGCACCGGACTACGCCGCGCTCGTGGCTGCCGTCGAGGCCACGATCGGCGACGCCGCCGTGATGCGGTGGCTCGGTGCCTGGCACTGCTGCGCCACACGGCGGGCCGCCGCCCGGCTCGAGTCGATCATCGATGCCCTACCGGAGGAGTGATCATGAACACTGCCCTCGCCGACGCGCTCGGCAAGGCCACCCGCAACGCTGTACAGGTGCTCGTGCCCCTACTGGCCCTCGTATCTGCGGGCACCATCACGGGCGCCGACGCGCTCGCGGTCTCGGTCGCCGCGGTCCTCGCATTCGTCGCCTCACTCGGCAAGAGCGCGCTCGACTGGCGCGCCGGGCCCGACGCCGGGCTGCTGCTGCGCATACTCGACCGGGTGGGCCCGGCCGCCGTCGGCGCCGTGCTGGCACTGTGGCCGACCAACTTCGCCGGGGCGCTCGCGGCCGATTGGCGGGCGATCGGCCTCGCGGCGGCCGGTGCCGCCGGTACCGCGCTGGTTATGTGGCTGCTCGAAGTCCTGCCCGCAGAGTCCGTCGGCCTGCGCCGGGCCGCCTGACCGCGCACGGCACGGTTGCGTCAGGGGATGTGCGGTGCGGGATGATGCTCACGAGGTGATTCCTTCCAGGGGAGTGCCTGTCTCAGGACGGCCCGGCGTTCACGCGCCGGGCCGTCCGCCGTCCGGGATGGGGATGCCACGCTCACGGCACCAGGCGTGGGCGGTCTCGACCGGGAATCGAGTCTCCCGGCCGACCTTGTAGGAGTCGGGGGCGGTGCCCGAGCGCACCCATCCCCGGACGGTTTGCGGCGACACGTCGAGTAGCTGCGCGAGCTCGGCCGCTGTGTAGTAGTTCCGCGTCATACACGCATTGTAACAGTCGCGCGCCACGCGATCAATGCGAAACCCCCTTGTGACCTGCACCTATTCACACCTAGTAGCCCCTGATAGCAACTACTGGGAGTTGCATCGCTCCCCGCCTTTCGATAAGGTGAGAGCACCAGAAAGAGTTGAGGGAGTGATCATGGGCACCGTGACCAAGGACCCGGCCGCCGTCCGGCGCGGCCAGCGCTCAGGCGAGGCACGCCGGGAAGCGGCTGAGCTGCGGCAGGCCAACGAGGCGGCACGCCGGCTGATCGAGGGCGGCCTCGGCCGCCTGACGGTCGAGAACGACCGGGCGCTGCGCGAGGCGCTCGCACGGGCGTCCTGACCCCAGACATGGATCGGCCCCCGCCGACTGTGGAGGACGACGGGGGCCGGACGATCCGCTCATCCCGGGACCGACCAAGAACCGGAGAGAGGCAAGACCCATCATGTCACACCTCCCGCGCGGGAGGCGTGCCGGGGGGGGGCTCTGTCGTGCGTCAGCAGGACGCCGGGCCAAGCAGTGCACGCACCCGGGCGAACAGGTCCGGTGACGGGGCGCAGGCGGCCAGCCGTGCCAAGGCGCGCGACGAGGCACCGGTACGGACGGCGAGCAGCACCGGCGCCTCGCCCGGGTGGTCGGCGAGGATCTCGGCCAGCCGGGCGGCCACCGGGGGGGTGCAGCGCGAGCTCTCGACGAACAGCCGGATGGCGCCGCCGGGCTCGCCGAGGTCGATCGGCGTCACGTCCGAGGCGAACAACACTGGGGTTTCGTCGCGCCGATTGATCCGGCCCCGGACGGCTACCGCCCGATCCTTGCCGAGCAGGTCCGCGACGAGCTCGTAGGTCGAGGGAAAGAACAACACCTCAATACCGCCCGTGGTGTCCTCGACCGTGGCCGTGGCCCACGGTTTGCCTTTCTTGGTGACCTTGCGCTCAAGCACCGAGATGATCCCCGCGAGGGTGATCTCGGCGCCGTCCGCCCGGCCGTCGGGTCCGTGGATCGAGGCGACCGTGCAGTCGGCCAGCCGCGCGAGCGTCCCCTCGCACCCCGACAGCGGGTGGTCGGACACGTAGAGCCCGAGCATCTCACGCTCGAACGTGAGCAGCTCGTGCTTGCCCCACTCGCCATCGGGCACGACCGCCTCGCGGTCGCTGGCGGCGTCCTGACCGCCGTCGTGAGCCTCGAAGAGCGAGACCTGCCCGGACGCCCGCCGGGCCGCCGCACCGGCCGACAGCGCGAGCGCCTCGTCGGCGGCCTCGGCCAGCCCGCGGCGGGTGTGGCCGAGCGAGTCGAACGCCCCGCCCTTGATCAGCGAGTCGACGACCTTCCGGTTCCGGACGGCGCCGGGCACCCGGCGCAGGAAGTCGCCGAACGAGGCGAACCGGCCGCCGCCCTCGCGGGTCGCGACGATGGCCGAGACCGCAGCCTCGCCGACGTTGCGGACGGATGACAGCCCGAACCTGATCTCGTCACCGGATGGCGTGAACTCGGGATCGGAGAGGTTGACATCGGGCGGCAACACCTTGATGCCCATCCGGCGGCACTCGCTCAGGTAGACCGCGGCCTTGTCCTTCTCGCCGCTCACGCTCGTGAGCACCGACGCCATGTACTCGACCGGGTAGTTCGCCTTGAGGTACGCCGTCCAGTAGGACACGAGGCCGTAACCGGCGGTGTGCGAGTTGTGCGTAAGAATACCGCCGTTCGCAGACCATGAATGATGCCTGCTGTCAACCTCTACGTCGTAGGTCTCGACAAACCCGCGCGATTCGACCGAGACAATGGGCACTGCTTCGATCAGGCGGGGGCGCGTCCATCGCGGGTGACGAGAGCCCCTCGCGTAATCATGGCGCTTGTGGCAGGAGTTGCACAGCCAAGCAAGATTACCGGCGTCGGGATTTACGGCATTCTGATCGAGGTGTGCCACCTCGTATCCATGCCCCCCGGGTGTCCCGCAGTGATCGCACGCGGTGCCGAGCCGGGCCCGCCGGAACTTAGACACGGCGGCGCAGTGACCGCCGAGGCTCGGCCGGTTGCGGCCGTCTATGGCCGGAGCTCGCCAGGTAGATGGCCGTCCGGCCCATCCCTGGTCAGACATGACAACTCGTGGAGTGACGCCTGATCCGTTTTCCTGCGCTCGATGCGTCATCAAGGTATCGCCTGCGGCGAGCTCAGCAACGGTGCGCCAGCCCGCCGGGGTGAGGTGGCGGTGGTCAGCCGTTGCGTCGATGTGCCTACCATCGGCGAGAAGAACCCGGAACACCTCTCTCGGCCCGTTCCGGTGAATGTCTCTAATCTGCACCGGAGCGACTCGCCCATCAACAATGCCAGCCGTCCAGAGGCCGCGCATCCCCACTTTGCTACGCCACGATGCACAAGGCGAGCACATTCTCATGGTTTTCATGGCGTTGCCTCTGTCGCGACAATACGAACACTCTCCCGGCGCCGCGTTGTCGCGCCCGTGTAGACGTTCATACATCTGCTCGATAGTTCCGGTGAAGCCGGATGCCTTGCCGTTCTTCGTCTGCCGGACCGAGAGGCCGTCAACGACAGTGTCGCCAGCCGTACATTTATTGAAGGCGTAGTCGGAGAAGGGAACGAGGATCTCCCACAGCGTGTTGACCGCGTCGTCGCTGTAGCCGTTCGCGCGCATGCCGTCGCGGAACGGGCCGAACTCGTGGTCGAGGATCTCCCGCTTTTTCTTGCCCATCGCCTTACGCAGCAGGTCGGCGCGGCTCAGGCTGTACCCGGCCACCCGCTGAGCAATCGCCATCACCTGCTCTTGGTAGACGATCAGGCCGTAGGTGGTGCTCAGGATGTCGTCGAGCGGCTTGGCGAGCTCGGGGTGAATCGCCTCGATCGGCTGCAACCCGTTCTTGCGCAAGGCGTAGTTGGTGTGCGAGCCCGCGCTCATCGGACCCGGACGGTACAGCGCGAGCACGGCCGAGATGTCCTCGAAGTGGTCGGGCCGCATCGTCCGCAGCAGGCCACGCATCGGGCCGCCGTCGAGCTGAAAGACGCCGAGGGTGTCGCCCCGGGCGAGCAGCTCGTAGGTTGCCGGGTCGTCGAGGTCGTGCGAGATCGTGTCGAGGTCGACCGGCGCCCTGCCGTTGCGGACGATGGTGCGCAGCGCGTTGTCGATGATCGTCAGGTTGCGCAGCCCGAGGAAGTCCATCTTGAGTAGCCCGAGGGTTTCGCACGCCGGGTAGTCGAACTGCGTGATCGTGGCGCCGTCCACGTCACGCCGCATGATCGGGATGTGGTCGATGAGCGGCTCGCGCGACATGATCACGCCCGCGGCGTGCACGCCCCACTGCCGCTTGAGCCCTTCAAGCCCGCGGGCGAGGTCGACAACCTCGCGCGCCTCGTCGTCGGTCTCGTAGATTTCGCGGAACTTCTCGGCCTCGCCGTACCGCTCGTGCCGCGGGTCGAACGCGCCCGAAAGCGGGATGTCCTTGCCCATCACCGGTGCGGGCAGCGCGGACGTGAGGCGGTCGCCGACGGCGAACGGGTGGCCGAGCACCCGGGCGGCGTCCTTGAGCGCCTGCTTGGCCTTGATGGTGCCGTAGGTGACGATCTGCGCGACCCGCTCGTCGCCGTAGCGATCGGTCACGTACTTGATCACCTCGTTGCGGCGGCTCTCGTCGAAGTCGATGTCGATGTCTGGCATCGAGATGCGGTCCGGGTTGAGGAACCGCTCGAAAAGCAGGCCGTGCCGCAGCGGGTCGAGCTCGGTGATCCCCATCGCGTAGGCGACGAGGGAACCGGCGACCGACCCGCGGCCGGGGCCGACCCGGATGCCCTGATCCTTCGCCCACCCGATCAGGTCGGCCGTGACCAGGAAGTAGCCGGGGAAGCCCATCTTGCAGATGATCGACGTCTCGTAGTCGGCGCGAGCGCGGACGTCCTGCGGCAGGCCGCCGGGGAAGCGCCGGGCGAGGCCGAGCTCGACCTCGTGGACGAACCACGATTCTTCGCTCTCGCCGTCCGGCACCGGGAACCGGGGCATGAGGTTGACGCCCTCGGTGAACTGCGCGTCGCACCGCTCGGCGATAAGCAGCGTGTTGTCGCACGCCTGCGGGACGTCGCGCCAGTAGTCGCGCATCTGTGCCGGGCTCTTGAGGTAGAACTCGTCGGCGTCGAACTTGAAGCGCCGCGGGTCGTCCAAGGTCGAGCCGGACTGCACGCACAGCAGGGCCGCGTGCGGCACGGCGTCGCCCGGCTCGACGTAGTGCAGGTCGTTAGTCGCCACGAGCGGCAGATCGAGGGCGCGGGCCAGCCGCAGCAGGTCGGCGCGCACCTCGCGCTCGATCCCGAGGCCGTGATCCATGAGCTCGCAGAAGTAGTTGCCGGGCCCGAAGATGTCGCGCAGCTCAGCGGCCGACGCGACCGCGCGCTCGTACTGCCCGAGCCGTAGGAGCGTCTGCACCTCGCCCGAGGGGCACCCGGTCGTGGCGATGATGCCCTTGCCGTACGTGGCGAGCAGCTCGCGGTCGATGCGCGGCTTGAAGTAGTGCCCCTCGATGCTGGCGATCGAGCTCATCCGGAAGAGGTTGTGCATTCCGGCCGACGTCTCGGCCCACATCGTGAAGTGGGTGTAGGCGCCGCCGCCCGAGACGTCGGCCCGGCCGCCGCCGCCCCACCTCACGCGCGTCTTGTCGAACCGGCTCGTGCCCGGGGTGAGGTACGCCTCAATGCCGATGATCGGCTTGATGCCGTTCGTCGTGGCTTTTTTCCAGAACTCGTAGGCTCCGAACAGCGTGCCGTGGTCGGTAATACCGAGCGCGCCCATGCCCATCCGGGCCGAGGCGGTCATCAGGTCGCCGATCCGGGCCGCGCCGTCAAGCATCGAGTATTCGGTGTGGTTGTGCAGGTGCACGAAGCCCGAGCCGGTCACAGGAAGTCCTCCCCCTCGGGCTCGTCGTCCTCGTCGTCCTCGTCGAGCGAGGACCGGTCGAGCAGCGTAAGCGCCTCGTCGGCCAGGCGGCGTGCCCGGCCCTCGGAGTTGAGCGCCTCGATCACCTCGCCGACGGCCCGCAGCACGGCGTCGGCGCCTTCCTCGGGCCGGACCCACCGGCCGGACGTCGGAGGGGCCAGCAGGTACAGCAGGGCCGCCGCGAGCGTCCGGGGCGAGTCGTGTGCCCCGCCGAGCAGGTCGTGATTGCAGCCCTTACAGCAGCCGCCCCGGACGCGCCCGGTGCTGTGGTCGTGCTCGACGGCCGGGGCGCGGTCACGCGAGCGGTTCCGGCAGATCGCGCACCGGCCGCCCTGCAACTCCATGATCGCTTGCCATGCGGCGTCGGCGAGGCCGTAGACGTCGCGGCGCCGGGCCGCCTGCGCGTCGGCCCGCTTGCACGCCTTGCACTTGGTCCCCTGGCAGTACCACACCGGCACGAAGGACTGACACCCCGAGCACCACCGGTACCCGGGAGGCCACTCGGTCGGCGGCACGCGCTGCCGGTGCGGAACGGGGGCCGCAGCGAGGCGCAGCTCGGCTGCGCGCCCCTGGCCCGGGTAGGTGGTTCGGTCGAGCCGGTGCCAGACGCAGTACGGCGATCGCGGGTCGATCGTCGGCTCGGTGCAGGGCCCGGCGTCTTCCTTGTTGATGATGATGCGCGACCGGCATTTCCTGGCGTTGGTGATCCGTGGGGGTCCGTCCTTGCCCTTGGTGGTCATGCCCTCTCCCGGTGGAGACGAAGAGCGGCCCTCGCCCTGCCCCGGGCTATCGGGCAGGGCGAGGGCCGCTCGATGGTGGCCGACGTCAGGCGTCGGCGCCGTCGTCCTCGACGTCCGGCAGCTCGGCCGCGAGCGCCTTCGAGACCCGCTCGCGCAGGTCGTCGTCGACCGCGCGGTGCTGCGCGTACATCTCCAGGTCGCCCGCGATGTCGTCGAGCCTGCCCCTGGCCGCCTTGTGCCGGGTCGCGTGCTTCGCGACGACCTTCGCCGTGGCGTCGTGCTGGCCGAGCAGGCGCTCGACCTTCTCGACCACGATCTCGCCCTTCATCGCCATGACTTGATCACTCCGGTTGTCAGTTCTCGGTTCGGGTTGGGCAGGAGAACGGCCGGGCACCCCCGAGTGCCCGGCCGTGGGACGTCACTCCCAAGGATTGCTTGCCGCCGCCTTGGCCGCCGCCGCGCGGGCGTAGTCCTTGGCGAACTTGACCTGCTCGTCGCTCGGGGCCTCCAGCACCCACGGGGCGTTGCGGCCCCGCTGGGACGGCACGCCCTTGACCAGGACGCCGAGGCCGCGCTTGCCCCTCTTCATCTTCTGCTTGAGGAACGAGGTCACCTGGTCGCCGGTGAACTGGAAGCCCTCCAGCTCGAACGGCAGGGCCTCGCCCTCGAAGAAGTCGGTCGGCATGTCGCCGCCGCCCGCCTCGGGCGACTGGAGCACCACGACGTCGCACTCGACCCACACGTAGGTCTTGCCGTCGTTGTTCTTGCTCGGGCGCGTGCCCTCCTCATAGGGCTTCATCAGGAGGAGGCAGCCCTCGATGTCCTCCATCTTGGGGAACGAGCTGCCGGTCGCGAGGGCGATGTCGTCCTCGAACTCGCTGTCGAAGTCCTCGTCGGCGGGCTTGGTGTCGGCGCCCTTGGCGTTTGCCATGATGTTGATCCCCTTCGGATCGGTGATGAGCTGAGTTGGGGTGAAACTGGGATCTCGCTGTCACTCGGAACCCGGTAGCGACCTGCCTGCCCGGGGCGGCTTGTCCGTACTAGGCGGGAGCTTCGTCCTTCCGGGGCCGCTGCTCCCCCAGACAGGCCGGACGCTACCGGGGTCCTACTCAGTGTGGTTAGAACCTACCATGCTTAACCGGGTGGTGCAAGCCGGTAGGGTGTATCGGGTGCCCGAGCGTACCGCCGGTTACGGCGCGACGCGGCCGTTGCCGAGGAAGGCCGCGTGGGTCGCCGGCATGGCCTCGGCGAAGATCGTCTCGAACTGCCGAGCAACGAGCTCGATCTCGCGCATCGGGTGCGACGGGAACGTCGCGCCCTCATCCTCAACGCGCAGCGAGAGGAAGTTCATCAGTGCGCGGGCGTTCATGGTCACGTAGGCCGTGCTGTAGATGTTCACGGGCAGCACCATCCGGGCCACCTCGCGGGCGATACCGGCGGCGAGCAGGCGCTCGTAGGCGCTGTAGGCCGTCGTCGAGGCCGTGATGAGCTCATCCTCGACGGCCTCGTGCTGAGCCGCCGTACCGGCCGTCAGCCGCGGGTGGGCCGACGTGCCGCCCTGCTTGACGTTCCGGTCCGCGCCCGGTACGTAGAACACCGGTTCGAGCTTGCGGTAGCGCGCCGATTCCTCGTTGTACGAGGCGATGCGGTGCCGCATGATCTCGCGCCATACGAAGATCGGCGCCTCGACGTAGAACGTGAACGAGGTGTGCT